GCAATCACATCTATCGGCCTGCGCCAAGCCATTAGCGTAAGAGATACCATCGGATTGTAGGTTATTGTCGGCTATTCTGTTTGCCTCCTCCTTGGTGCAGGCGGTGTATTTTTGTGTATAAATTTCTTGTATTAGGATGAAATCGTTATATTTGTGATATGAAAACAAAGTCATTTAAAATACTTGATCAATACTTTCTTCGATTCTATAGATCTATTATGTCTAAGAACGGGAAAAGGAGGAAGCATACGATCGTGGATAAGAATGATATCCTTGAGTGCCAGTCGTTGATCTGGAAAGTCATACGTGATAGGTATCTGGAGGATGAGGGAGGGGTTTATATAAACAACATCGGTTATCTATGTCATAAGATTAATCCTAACCGCAAGATATATCTGAATAAACTTACCGGTACTATTAATAGGCGTGGGACGGGTGGATATTCTTACGTCCATACGTGTATGGATTTTATGCCTAGGAATAAGTATTTTCATCTATATATCTCTCCGGCCTTGAATAAGGAATGTAGGTTGGCTATGGAATCAGGTAGGAGGTATAAGTTCTTGTACCGGGAGGTTGAATCGGAGAGTAAGGTATTTGGAGTTAAATGGGTTTACAAGCTGTAGAAGTTTTTTTGTGATCCAGTTAGCCCGTGAGGGTAGACTGGATTTTTTTTGTATCACGGATTCAAATACATATCTTTGTGCAAAAGACTTGAATATGACAATAAAAGGCTTATTGGCCGAGATCAAGGCCGATTTACATAAATACGACGATAGCGGAGCTATAGACACCTCGTCTGTTTATAGGTGGGCTGAGATAGCTTTAAAAAGGTTTGGGGGTGTTATAGCCGTCATGTCCGAGGCGGTTGTCAAGACCAGCAACAAACAGGCGGTATTGCCTTCTGATTTTTTCGACATGCTTGACGCTTATAGATGTGAGCCTCTGGTTTGCGAGATACCGGGCGGCGACAAGGCTAAGGCTGACCTCCAACACGAGATCGGCTGGGTCGAGCGCACCGAGCGTGGGTTCCGTTGGAACTCCTGCACCGAGTGCTGTAAGGAGGAGTTTGAGAAGACGATCACGGAGAGGATATATATCGGGTCTCACGAGGTTCGATTTCATTACCATCATCCCGTAAGGCTGTCTATAGGTCGAGGACTGAGGCGTGATTGCGCCGCCGACAAGTATCGGGATAAGTACGATTGGGATAATTATGATATAACTATATCCGGCAATACTATGTATACAGGGTTTGATGGATTTATTTATATCATATATCGTGCTACACCCAAGGATGATGACGGTCTCCCATATATACCTGAAACGGCGTTAGGATACCTTGAGGATTATGTCGAGACGTATATCAAGATGAAGATCTTCGAGAATGCCGCCGTGAATGGCTTGATACAAGGCGCTGGTGACGCTTATAAATTATATGCTCAGCAGGAGCCGGGTAAGTTTGCTAGGGCTATGAAGGAGCTTAAGATGTCGATGATTACCTTGAATGATTATCGGGAGCTGGCTGAGGATAATAGGAGGAGGATGCTGTCTCATGAGCGTATGTGGCCCAACGCTTTTGATAAGTATATTAAACTTATTTAACAAAATACGATGATATGGCTGATTGGATACATTTAGATAAGACAAGTGGTACCGGTCCTGCTGAGGTTAAGGTTACAGCTGATATTAATGAGACCGGCGAGATACGTCAGGTAACATACAAGGTTATAAAAGAGGGAACCAAGGAAGAGAAGACGTTCGTGTGCAGGCAGGAGTCCGTCCCGGTGGTGATCATCCCGGAGTTCGATTACCTTGTTCTTAGGTATATCTGGGCTGACGAGGACGGCATTGACTTTGACACGGCTACCGGTTTCGATAACACCGGCCTCCCGGACGTTGACGGCAAGCTGGTTGGTTGGAGTAAACAGTATCAGACCACGCAGGAACGGGTAGGTGATTATCTTATCCATGGCGGTGATAACATGGAATCAGGTAATGAGGCTGCCTTAATCCAGATGGGGCCGTTGTTGGATGGTGATAATTACGATAAATTACCTCTTGAGATCAGGTGCAGTATATACGGTAACTGGTATGGTGGTCGTGAGAAAGGTAATGTCACTATCAGATTCACGGCATATAAGGGAGGTACGATGGAGAAACGTGGATATGATTTTGTCAATATCGGAGGCGAGGAGGTTTATACCGGTGACGCTCCCACTAACGTATCCGCTCATGGTGAGGATAATTGGCAAAATATAAAGACCTTGTATTCTAAGGTAGGCACGATGATCTATAACAAGGAATCTCGTGACTGTATTGTAAGAATAGGTGAGTGATTGTTCTTTTTCATAATACAAATATTTATCAGCTCTCTCGTCCGTGAGGATGGGGGAGTTTTTTATTTTTTAGTCCTTTACTTATGACATATTTGATTTTTTATTGTGCAGGAATAATCTAGCTTTGCCGAAAACTAGTATTATGGTCACATTGAATGATGTAAATAACGAACTCCATGTCCGGTTATATATACTGGAGGTGCTTAAGGATTATATAAGAGATGATGATTTCGACGAGCTTTTAGATAAGGCGTTGGATTTTGTCATGGAAGGCGTTTCTATGCCTAAGGCTCCGGCCAAGGATACCACCATGAGTGACATATCAAAGAGCGTTTTGGCTTTGGTAGCGGGTGCCGGATTAGATGAGAGGCTAAGCAAAAGCTCTTTAGAGTTAGCTTACGATAGGTATAAGATGAGGTACGTATTCGATCCTCGAAATCGGGATATACACGGTGTGATCGTAGGTTATTCCAATGACTTTAATAGTCTGGTAGCTGTGTGTGATGAGGGATCGAAGAAAGGAGTGGACAAAGGATCTACTGATTTTGTGGATGTCAATGAGAGATACGTGACTAACGGTTTCTTTTACATATCTGTAGAGGATGCCGATAAGCAATCGAACTACATGGGTGGAAATTCGTAATTATTATGTTTTTGTGCTTTACCACGAGACGTTTTAAGTGTTTAGTCTTCCTCCTGACTTGTGAAAGTTAGGAGGATTTTTTATATTCGCGTGATTTGAATGTTTTGCATAATACGTACTGTTTATTAGAATCCGCCACATAAGTGATTATCTGGTGGATTTATTATATTTGCGAAAAAGATAATGTCGTGCAAAATAACTCTAACATAGCGGTTCCCGACTCCGGGATGAATAGGGATAAGCATCCACAGGATCTATCCCCATCTGAATATAGTTTCGCCTTGAACGCCACCATAGAGGGTGACGATGGAAGCCAGCTTAAGATCCAGAACGAGCCTAGTACCCTTTTATGTAAGCGATTCGATGGCTATAAGGTTATTGGGTATAAGAATGATATAGCTGGTGATAACACTTATTTCTTTCTATCTAATCCGGATGATAATACGTCTAAGATCACGTTCATGCGGTCATTGGATTATATCAAGACCGTGGAGGATCAGCTAGCTGGATCGGGAAAGGACATCCATCGTATCCTTGGCGAGAGGCTTGAGGAGTCGGATGGTCGTTTTGATGAGATATGTGATTTGATGGAGATCCTGATAGAGGACTGGGTTGATGACCCTTGTCTTAATTTCTCCATTCATCATCCGATCTTCGATATAGAGATAAAGGACGAGAAATGCGGGAAGGTGATATACTGGACCGATGGATATAATCCCCAGCGATATGTTATGGTCGATAAGGCTCTTAATCCGGATGATGATGGTGATTTTTGGTATCATTACCATGGGTATAAGACATGTGGGGATGACAAGCCAATAGAGAGGTGTAGGCTGGCCTGCGAGAAGCTGCTGGTGTTCCCGTTGCTGACGGCCCCGTGCGTGGAGCCTGAGGTCGTGGAGTTCGGGGGGAGCCTGCGTGCCGGGACCTACCAGTTCTGCGTGGCGTTGTGCGATGAGTTCGGGATTGAGAAGACCGGATATTGCTCATTGACCAACCCAATCATGTTATTCGATCGTCAAGATATAGTTATCCGCGATGGTTTATGGGGTAAGTCAACCAACATGGGTATCCGGCTTACTGTATCCAATATAGATAAGCAGGTATCTCATTATAAGATAGGTGTTATACAGAACACGGTTGGGTTTAATGGTGAGCAAAGCCCGGTTCTTGAGTATTTCATAGAAGGTATACATCCGATAACGGAAAGGACCATCTATTACCTTACGGATCAGTATAGCGAGCGTACGACCATGGAGAAGTTATCCAAGGAAATACCGGTATATAAGACAGCCAGAGGCATGACGTCTGTCGGGAATCGTCTTCTTCAATACGGCTTGACCGTGGAGAACGAATGGAATCTTCAACCGGTCGTTAACTTCTTGGGTCATTTCGTTAAATGGCAGACATCGATAGCCACGGAGAATCTATATAAAGACGGTGTGGCTTGCTCTAAATACGCCTCTTTCATGCGTGACGAGGTATATCCGTTGGGTATAAGATTCTTTACCAATACAGGATACAGGACAGCTAGATTCCCGCTTATCCCTCGTCCGGCCACAAGGGAGGAGATGGAGGTTATCGTTGATGAGGACGGTAACTCTGACGACCTGTCGGCTGCGTCGGTGCTGGAGAACAACCCGCAGTGTGCGGGGAACAGCCGCCGTCATCTTTGGCAGTTTAAGAATACGGCAAAGATCATAAACGACCCGTCTTGGGGATTTGATGATTTTGGAGGAGAATGCAAGAATCAGCTAGATGTCAAGCAACTCAGATATGTAGAGCAGGAATATGCCACGGTAGGAGAGACCCAATTCGTTATCAACACGATGGGGGAAGATGTTACGGTAGATGATGCTATTGATTATATCGCTGATAATATAGAGAACCTGTGTGATATCATAGAATCTAATGTAGGTATTACTGACGAGTTATGCGCTGCTATATCATTGCCGGAGGATCAAGACGGTATAAAGGCTCCCGATTTCCCTAGTGGATGTGATGATATCGAGAGGATAGAGACCAGGACTATATTGGATAAAAACTCTTTGGTGGATTCTAGGATTGATTTTACGTATAAGCTGGCTAGTGATTACGTGGAGACCGAACCTACGACATTAATACAAAGTAACGCCGAGTCACAAAGGAAATTCTCTGTATTGTGTGATTTCGATAATTACTCCAGTGGAGGTAAGAATATCATAGATCTGGTTCAGGAATGGCTGGATGGTCAGGATGAGGATAAATTCCCGTCTGATATAGACTCCTCCGCCTTGGTCTTGTGTCAGGATATGTCTAATGTCCGGCAGTTATATGATGAGGGTATATGTACTAATGGGTGTTCGGTAGGTGATCCTCACGTGAATCCTACTATTAACGATGTTCAACTTCCTACATTCCAAGGGGGTAGGTCATTGGGTAAGTGCACATATTTGTATCAATATCCCGGATGGGAAGGAAAGAAGCATACGGAGACGATGCTTGATCAGTTAATGGATACGATGGAGGCTTATTTCCCCCAATATGAGAGTCAGTTTGGTATCGAGAACGCCATGTGTCTTTTTGGCGATGGTGATAATTCTAAGTTCAATACCAGCATATCTACTGATTGGGAAAGTCGTGTGTCTGTGCAGAATGATATTGACGCCAAGACCAATTGGTTCGGTAGAAGCAACTTGACTTATTTCAAGTTCTATCCACATGTATCCTCATACGCCAGATGGGTGGAGTTGGATTACGAGAAATACATAAGTGGTTTATCCGATCCTGATAACGGTATTATGTATATAGAGATGATGGGTAACTATAATTATCCGATCGGCGACTCATCATCATACAATAAGGTTCGTATAACGTTTTTCTCGGACAAGGAAGGTACCGTGGCTCCTAATCCTTTGGCTAATGATGCCAAGAAAGGTGTTATAGTGAATTACGTGGATCATAAGATATTTATGATGCCAAAGTACTTGTTCTGGAATGATGACAAGACTACTTTCCATAAGATATATGTTTGCATCGAGCCTGCGGTATGCGTGTTCTTCACCGGTTTCGCCATGAGGCAGGACATGAAGGAGCTTGCCGGATTCTATACGGCCGGCACCGCCATCTTCCCCGCCCCGTTCTGTTTTGGCATTCGGTCACTGGAGGTGAAATACGTATTCTTCTTTACGAAAGAATTGAAATTAAGAAGATTTGTTACCTATGAGGCGAAATGTATCTCATGTGGAGATAAACCCGCTGATTGCGCTCCCAGACCATATCAGTACGGTGATTTCGGATATTGGGAGTCTGCCAATAAGTATCCGGCTAATTTTGAGTTGTATGATTCAAGCAAGATCGGGATATCATCGGGAGGATCAAAGAGGAAGGACATAATAGATTCTTTGACGAAATACTATGGGTCTCCTAAATCAGTTGGGGGTAAGTCTTATTTCACCGGTAATGGGGATAACGCTGAGTACCCCAATACGTCAACCACGTTTTGTCAGAGACCTATACGTCATTACAAGTTTCCGGATAACTCTGTCGCTCCTTTTATGGGTAATCCGTCTCAACTGACCGGTCAATATGGAGTTGACTCCTATATTTATCCTATGGGGGTGATGCTTGATGACGATATCGTTAATGAGTTTCTGGATATAGCGGTAGAGAACGGTCTTATAGATAAGGCTAGAAGAGATTCTATAATAGGATATGAGTTGTATAGGGGCGATAGGACGTTGGATAAGAGCGTTATCGGGACCGGTCTGGCTTATGATATGTTTAAGTACGATGATCCCGACGGATCGGCTAACCTTTATCCTAATTACCCTTACAACGATTTGTCTGATGATATGTATATCTATAAGGATATTAATCGTGAGAAATTTATAACGCATCCGTTTAACAGGAAGGGTAATATCTGGTATTCATTCTTAAGTCCTGATATTGCCTTTAACAAGCCTGACGCTCCCACCGAGTGCCTTGTTGATGGTTATCAATTAGGTAAATCCTCCGGTATATTCAGGGAGGTGGAGGATCACCCTAAATGGACGATATTAGGGAGTAAGGCTTACAGTATGGCAACATCATTGGCTACGGTGGAGGCTATGGCTAATTTAATATCCGCTATAGCTGAGTATACATATCAGTCGGCTTCACAGCAATATGTCGGTGGAGGCGTGTTCTTTTTAGCCAACCCTGTCGGCATAGCGCTGACGGCTATCCGTCTGGCTACGGGTATCGCCAAGGCCACGGCCCAGTCCGTGGTGGATATAGGCAAGTACAGATATCAGTGGTTAACGGCATTGATAGATAGGGGACCTAGACGGAACTATGCTTATTACTATACTTCTGTCGCTCATTATAATTTATTTTACCAAAAAATAGGGAAGTCAGAGTTACGTGGATTGTCAACGGCTAAATATATCAAGAGCGGGTTATATCCGGTAACAGATATCTCTTCGCAAGGGGAGACCGTAGACGGTAAGCCTATTATCATAAACAACCTCGATCGTGAGCATTCATTGTTCATGTCATTTGGTATGGATAAGTATATGCTTGAATATCCGGAGTTGGTTTCAAGTTACGATACCAGCCGTATTCAGGATGAGTGTAATATTCGTAACGATGAGGTGGCTGGTATGACGCCTCATTTTATGACACGTGAATCTTTCGTATCCTGCCCCTATATGAGGATAAAGAAATATTCTCCGGCTCAATACGGGCAGATAGAGGATATCAGGTGGGTATCGTTAGGTGGTTGCGGGTTGATGGATGAGGATAAGCGTAAACCTGTTTTTGGAGGAGATGTGTTTATATCAAGGTTCTCGCTTAAGAGGAAGATGCCTATGTTTTACTTGACTCAGTTTGGTCAGGGAGACATGATACCATTCCCTTATTACGATTATCGAAACATCGGGTATCCCCGTTATTTCGTTAATTACGATACCGGGGAGGATTATCTTAATAAGACCGATACGGATACCGGATCGCTATACTCTTTCCCTAGCCGGAAGAGCGCTTATGAGATGGTTTGCAATACCGGAGATATGTATCTTAGCGGTCGTTTCTTCCTATATTTCTATGGCATACCTCAGTTTCTTGTGGAGTCTGAGATCAATTGCAATTTCCGTATAGCCGGGCCTGAGCCTTACGAGGGGTTCTATCCGGAGGTAGGGGATTATATATCATGGACTCAAGAGCGTAATGTCCCTATATCAAGGGATAATGTGTTTAAGATGAGCCCTGTGTATAAGAATCGTTTTACGCTAGGCGGAAGGTCGTTGCCGGAGACGTATGATAGCAATTTTTGGGACTGCGCCTACCAAAGACCCAACGGCGTCATATGGAGCACCGCCGACGTGTCGGAGAACGGCATGACCGATCCTTGGCTGTCGTACAAGCCTATGGATTACCATGAGTTCAAGACCTCGTTCGGAAAGCTTATAAGCATGAAAGGGATAGAGTCGGATCAGATACTGGCTCGCTTCGAGAATCAGGTAGGGCTGTATAACGCCATAGACGTATTGGCGGAGAGAATATCCCCGGAGAATAGCGAACTAGGGACAGGTGGTCTTTTCGCCTCTCGTGGTATCGAGTATAATAATACGACGTTAGGATATTCCGGAACCCAGAGCCGGGATATGATCAGTTGCGAGTTTGGGCATTTTTGGGTCGATTTAAGGCGTGGTCAGGTATTCAAGGTAGATTCTAATGGCAGGGATCTTACGGAGGTCACACCGGGGCTTAGAAACTGGTTTAAGGAACATCTTCAGATGAAGATCATCCGTAGCCGGATATATAACGCCGATACGGATGCTGAGCTGTCTTATTATGATATCGATAACAAGTTCTTTGGCATAGGGCTATCCATGGGCTGGGACAATCGGTTCAAGAGGGTTCTGATAACCAAAAAAGATTATATACCGGTAGGGAATCCAAGCGAGTACCAATTCCGTGGCGGCCGGTTCTACAGGAACGGGCAGGCGGTGGAGCTACAGGACGCCAGCCATTTCACGGACGTCTCGTTCACCGTTGGATATAACTGCCTGAAGGGTGAGTGGAAATCATATTTGTCCTACACCCCTGACTATTATATCGAGCACCAGCATTATTTCCAGTCTGGTAAGAACTATTCTAGTGATAGTCGGGAAGTGGGATTGTGGTCTCATGGCTTAACCAATCAATCGTATCAGGTATTTTATGGTAAGCTATATCCGTTTGTTATAGAAGTCCCGGTACGTGAGCAGTACGTGAATAAGATCCTTACCAACTACCAATATCGGATGGATGCCAGAAGGTATCAGGATGAGGTTAATTATCAGGTTAGAAGAACAACTGGATTTAATAAGGCATGGTTCTATAACGATACCAACAACAGTGGAGAGCTTAGGATGACCATCGCCGACAAGAACGATATGAGCCAGCGGTTAAGGTATCCTGTAACCAATGACGATAGCCGTGAGATACTGGTGACGGAAGTGGATCAGAAGATCAACATCAACGACTACTTCAACGAGGTTAAGGACGATACTAATAACCTACCGGTATGGGTTAAGGACGTGAACGATATTGGCCGGGAGATCGACCCTAGGGCTGTCGATTATCATCGGAGGTGGCGTGATCGTCTTCGTGGCGATTGGTTCTTGGCTAGGTTCGTGAATGACATTGAGAGCCGGTTCAAGATGATAGTACGTTGGTTTAGCAACGATGAGAAAGTTTATTGAGGTGATTATATACCTTTAAATATTTGATGTTATGGCAGCAGGGAAAACTAGCAGTAAAAAGAAGGGCAAATGCCCGAAATCAGGATGTATCAAGAAAGTAGGGAGTGATTGGCGAGTGGTCAGTAACAAGACCGGTAAATTATGGCCGGCTAAGTACAAGTCTAAGGAGAAAGCTAAAGGAGCCTTGGCTGCTTATCACATGCATTAGCGTATAAACGGGTACATGATTTATTATGTACCCGTTTCGTGTTTTTAGGCTTATGATATTATGGTTATCTTTGTGAAAAACGTAATATATGTCTAAGAAGAATAAACCGGAGGAAATCCCATCGTGGATAAAGGATTTATATAAGGAGGATCTTAACCGGGTTGTCAATGGCGAGCGTCCTATGTATTTCAGAGGTATGGATGATAGTCCTTTGAGAAACGTGTCCCCGGAGTTTGATATCCTTAGCGGAGGAGCCGCAGTTAAAGGCATGAATGGGATAAGAGGTACATTGTCCCCGTTGAATAACGGTATGGGTAATTATAATTTCAGCCTCAGGGGTATAAATAAGAAGATCGGTGAGTTGGTTGATGAGGCGGGATTATATCTACCTGAGAAATTAAGACCTGTATATCGGACTGTGGTGGATGCTATGTCGAGTTCCAAGGATAAGGGGTTGGATCATATCACGCAGCCGTTGGCCAACGCCCTATACCCAGCGGACGAGCGGCGGAACCGGCGCATGGACGGGGAGCATCCCGTTGGTTACGTGGATGCCATAGACGGTATATGGCCCAGAGAGAAATATGGGCTATGGGGAGAGAAGATGGATAAGAAAAAAAGGGGTGGATATGTGGCTTCAAGGGATAACACCTCCGTTGGATCTAGTGGCATAAATCTTAATACTGAATATGGTAAGAAGATAAATGATGGAGTTGACATTACCGAGATTATAGCTGGAGGTATCCCTATTATCGGGGATGTTATGGATGTGAGGGATTTTGTGGAGTCATCGAAGGCTGGGGATGGTTTAGGAATGACATTATCAGCTTTAGGGCTATTCCCGGTATTAGGTGATTTTTTTTCTTTCGCTAATAAAGTAAAGAAGATTCCTCTGCCAGAAGATAAACGTAAATTGTATGATTTTCTTGTAGATAATGATCTTGTGGATAAATATGTTCATGATGAACCTTTGGTTAGGGATTTTTTTAACAAGGATGTTCATGATAGAATTTCAAGGAATTATAACAATCTCCCTGATTCTTATAAGGCGGCTGTGGATTTGATGATTGATAATGGTGTTGATCTCCAAAATATAAATGATGTGTCTAACAAGCATATTAAGGATAAGATAGATTCTATGCTTGATGATAATGGGAAACGGTTGGAAGAAGCTTACAATCTAAGGGTATCGGCGGATTCTGATTTCGATGATTTTAGATATGAGGTATCCTCCGCTTTGGATAATAGTAATGCTAAAGGGTTTTATACTAGTAAATACAATAAGGTTGTTACTAGGAGCGATGAGAGTTTATCTAACCTATCTCATGAGTTTAGGCATAAATATGATTCAAGTAATAATTATAATAAGATTTATTTATCCGAAAATGATAAGTCATTATTAAAAGACGCTTATAGGGCTGACCCAAACTCATCAAGTAATGAGATATCAGAGAAAATAGCTTTTAATACTCAAGCTAGATTTCGCTTGTGGAATAAATTTTATAATACATATGGAAGGACTCCATCTATTGATGACCTTGATAAGTATATCGATAGTATGGATGAGATTGATGTGTACAACCTTGTGAGTGGTATAGGTAGCAATTATGCTGAAGATTATTCCAAGAACATGTTTGGAGCTACGGGAAAGGTATTGAAAGAATCATCGGATAAAATAAAAAAAGCCATTAAAAATGTTCCTGCTATTTTGCCGGCGGCTATAGTTGGTAAGATGTTGATGGATGATGATAAGGAGAAGAAAGATAAGGGAGGGGCCGTAAGCACAGGTAGGGCTTATGGAGATGGTAAATATGTAATTGATCCTGACAGATCAGAGGATAATAAGATGGTTGTGTATGATGAGATATGGGATTATCTGACCGATAAGAAGGGAATACCACAAACGCAAGCTATCGGTATCCTGTCGAACATCGCCGCCGAGTCCGGAGGGGACACCGAAGCCCTAGGAGTCGCCGGTGATTTTGGCATCCAACAATGGCTTGGACCGAGAAAGAAGGAGCTACAGCGCAGGTATGGAAAGAAACCGACATTGACACAGCAGTTGGATTATCTCGTGGATGAGTATCAAGGCAAGGTCCCGGGGTTAGGTTGGAACTATATCAATCAAGGCAAGTTCTTTGACAAGGACGCTCAAGGTAATGTATATAATTACTATATGTATTCTAAATCGGATTTCGATAACGCCGTCAACTACAAGGACGCTACCGTGGCATGGAATCAAGGATACGGAAGACCCCTTGGATCGACATTAAGAAACGAGAAGCGGTTTGAGTTTGCCGATATGTTCTCCAACAGATACGGTGTCCCGGAGACCGAGCCAATGAAATACGAGTTCGGGCAGCGGGATTCGGGCACGGGAGACGGAGGTCAGCAGCCCGTACCTGAGACGGTAGCCCCTGCCGATCCTTCTTTGGCTTCCCGTCCTGCCGTTGATAACTGGTGGGAGAAAGAAGGTCAAGACCTGTTATATAAGATGCTAGCTCAATCCGGCGCTAACAAGAAAGCTATAGAGGATATAGCTAATAATATCAAGAATGATCCTCAATCAGAAGCCCAGATAGCGGAAGCCGAGCGTATGCGTAAGGAACAGGCGAAAAGGCAGTTGGTGCTTAATATGATACCGGGATTAAGTCTTAACATAAAAGGCATGAGTAGATATAATGATTGACGTTATTTCTGCTATAGCCTTTTGTTGTTTGTAAATGTTTTGTTATATTTGGCAAAAAGTTTGTATGAAAAAATTGGATAAAGATGATTTTATAAAAAGATCGTTAAAGATACATAATGGTTTGTATGATTATTCATTAGTGGATTATGTCAATAACAGAACTCCAGTGAAAATAATATGTAAAGATCATGGTGTTTTTACCCAAAGACCATACAATCATTTGAATGGCCAAGGTTGTCCCGAATGTGGTAAATGGATAGGGGGATCTAAAAGAATGGAGTCAAAGAAAAGTGTTTTTGTTGATAGAGCTATGTCATGTCATGGAGAAAGATATGATTATAGTAAATCTAACTATTTGGGGGGCTAGAATACCAATAGAGATAATATGCCCTATACATGGTTCTTTTTACCAGCTTCCATTTAATCACATTAGGGGAGTAGGATGCCCTAAATGTAAAGCGGATAAAAGCAAGAGTATAAAGTATGGGGTTGGAATAAATGATATGATTGGGATGGAGAAAACATTAGCTTATGAAATATGGAATAAAATGTTAGCTAGATGTTATTCTGAAAGAGAACAGAAAAGAAGACCTACTTATGTGGGGGTTAAGGTTTGTGATGATTGGTTGTATTTTAGCAAGTTTAAAAAATGGTTTGATGTTAATTATAAGGATGGATATGAATTGGATAAAGATATACTTAGTGGCGCATCTAAAATATATAGTCCAAATACATGCTGTTTTGTTCCACATCACTTAAATTCATTGTTAACTTATAAGAGGATTAGAATTAGGGATTGCCCTACTGGTGTTGTCCTTAGGGGTAGTAGATATAGGGCTAGTTTATCGACATTGGATAGGGGACGGGTTAATATAGGTACGTATGATACTAAAGAAGAGGCATATGACGCTTATAAGAAATCAAAGATGGATGAAATAAGGAAAAGAGCATTGGAATGTTTAAATAATGGAGAAATAGATGATATCATTTACAATGCGTTAGTAAATCATAATATCATATAATATTATATTTAAATTTTGTGCATAATAATATTTGTTGATAGACTCATCGTTGTAAAATGATGAGTCTCTGTTTTTTTAAATTATCTTTGTGTCAGAACGAAATTAATTTGATATGGGCAAATATGTAATCAAGAGGAAGATACCTAAATATCAAGAGGCTGGGGAGGTCACCCCTATTATGCCCGGTAATGTTGTTGGTCTTCAGGGTATTGGAGTGGAGCCTTTGGTTTCGTCTACCCGGATAGGATTTGATATTCAGCAGCCTGATATTAATACCATTGATACAAGTGATTTGAACGCTATCGTTGACAGCAATAAGAAGGTTGACGAGTCTGGCAGCACGGATGTTTTTGACTTTACTACTATTCCTTATTATGGCGCTGATGATATAGGGTCTAGATTCACTCAGATGGGTCGTGGTATAGGGCGTATGAGAAGCGAGGGATATGGTGATTTATCCACTGGGGCTAAAACAGCTAATACGATAACCACCATAGCCTCAGGAATTAGTGGTATCATGGGATTGGCTCGTAACGTGGTTTCTGGGATAGCGTCTGAGAAAGGTACTCGTACCAATATCAGGTTGGCTCAGGAGCGTGAGGCCAGACAAAGAAGGCAATCCCAAATGCAGTACAAGGATGGTGGGGGTGTTTATCTAGGGCCTAATAATAGGTTCGATAGCGGAAGCCTTACCGGTGAGTATCTGTATCCGTTACCTAAGTCGATGGAAGATCAAGCCAACGTAGAGGTCGAGAAGGGTGAGTACGTGACGCAGCCCGGAGAGGCGCCGATGGAGGCTATGGGGCAGAAGCACGCCGATGGTGGAACCCCCGTTTCCTTGGAGCAGGGAACCAAGGTTATTACCGACGACACAACCATAGAGCCGGATTTCGCTAAATACATCAGAGATACGTATGGGATCAAAGCCACGCCTAAGGATACGTATGCTACGTTAATGGACAGGTATAAGGCTAAGATCGGTCTTAAATCGGCTTACGATGATCAGAAAAAAGCGCTGGAGAAGCTGAAGAAAAACGATAAGATAGATGACGAGAATACAAGGCGTTTAAACGCCTCCGTATTATCTAAGGCTATAAATGATAGCAACGATACCGTTAATGGATTAGAGGGAAGATTTACGGACTTCGCTAACGTCATATACAAGGAGCAGGAAGACCGGAAGATAAAGAAGGATGAGGATACGTATTTCGCTAAGGGTGGTGAGATAGATAACATCATATCCAGATCCATGAAAGAATACGGTCTTACGGAGGAGGATATAGCTGAGGCTAAGAAAGAGCTGCTTAAGAAAGTGGCTGGTATTCGCCAGAAGATGGAGATAGGAGGCACGTCTTTGTTCGGTCGTAAATTAACTTTCCGCCCGATCGAGAATAGGTTCAACAATGATCCTAGCTATTTCGGTTATCAACGCCAAGGAACTGATGGCTCTTATGGAGGTATTAATACGGATGAGAGGTTGAATTATTATAAGACATTCAATCCGGTCGCTTACGATGCTTATATGGGAGCTTCAGAGGGCGCTAGGGCTAGGGCATTGCAAGACGCTATCTACGGTCAGACAAGTAGCTGGATGGGCTTGGCTACGGCTGAGAACCCGATCATCGCCAACGCCGAGGCGCTTCGGGATTACACGACGCTCGTTTCCTTTGGCGGTGAGGATAGTCAAGGTAATTACCCGGAAGACAAGAAAGCCGCATATCATGATAGGATGAGAGACAATAAATTAGGTTTGTTTACCACATCTCGCCCTATGATCGGTCTAGACGTTGTTACAGAGGAACAGCATAAGGCTCTTAACGACGCTGGTATTACTCATTTCAGTCAACTGTTTTCTGACAAGAATAAAGATATTGTTAATAAGATCCTTGGGGAGGATATGCTTAAGATGCAGGCATTGAGATCCATGAAAGGAATGGAAGGTCTTGATTTTATACTTGATCCTCATAAGGTGGCTCCCGGTCCTATGGATATAGGTGATGTGGAGGATCCTGATGTTAAGTTGGATATGCCTGAGCTGATTGATCCCAATACACTCCCTAATACCAATACCAATACTGGTACTAACACCGGTAAGACTAATAATGGTAACGGAAACAGGAATATAGTGGGTGGCGGCCTTGACTTTCCTGAGGTGTTCAGGATGACTCCGGGAGCCGTGACAACGGAAGGTCTGGAAAGGCATTACGCTCCTACCGTGGATCCGGTGTTGAGATCGGCTGATCAGTATATGGTTGAGGCCAATCGTGCTTTCCAATCACAATTGGATCAGATGGGTAATGTCCCGGATTCCCAGAGAGGGGCTTTATCATCCAACCTACAGGCTATCATGAGTTCCAATATAGGTAAGTATATAAATGAGGTAGAACAAGGGAACGTGGCTCAAAGAACTTGGGCTGATAATGTCAACGCTCGGTCATGGGCTGACACGTATGATAAGAATATAGCCCAACGCCAAGCTTACCAGCAACGTATATTACAGGGATTGGCTATTAATGACGAGAACTGGGCTAGGTATTTCGATAGCGTAAATGATGAGATCCAGCAGAAGTGGAATACGGCTACGACCATGAATACATTAAGGTCTATATTCGGGGATGTAAAGATCGGTCCTAATGGGCAGTTGATCGCTGATCCTCAAGGAGATATATTGAGTTATAGGAGATTATATCCCGCTCAGGAAGTAACTAAAGGCAAGAAAGGATAAAGGATGGCTTCACAATATAGTATATTAAGGAATTACGGCAAGTACGTATCACCCTACAACATGGATGTTATGATGCAGGGGATGGGGTACATGCAGCAGAAGATAGATACCAATCGGCAGGCTATAAACGAGTATGCTGATTATATTATCAATTCTGACATTATAAAACCTCAGGACAGGGAATATCTTCAGAACAGGTTAAATGGATTGATACAGGACGTGAATAACGTGTATTGTAAATCTAATTTGGCTTCTGATGGTATAGCTAGAAGTATACAGGCTCGTCTTGGAGAAGCTCTGGATACCCGTGTGTTGAATGCCATTGCCGGCACTAGGGAGATCCGGTCGTTTAGTGAGAAGATGGAGGATATGAAATTGAATAATCCTAAGATGTATAGTCCTATAAACGAGGCTGAGGCTTTCGCCGATGCCGTGGCTTGGATGAATGACGGTCAGGTAGGGACACGTCTTAATCCTATACATTATACCCCTTATACGGATTACCACGCTGAGATTGATGAGAAGATGAAGAATTTCATCTCCCTTAACAAGGGGAAGAAAGTCAATGTACCGGTGACTGATGCCAATGGCAACAGGACGGGCGAGATGCGTGAGATGTATATAGATGAGATGAGTTACGCTCAGGTCAGGGATATAGCCATGGCTTCCATATCAGAGAACGGCAAAGCTCAGATGCAACTAGAGGGTAGGTATATGGCTAGGACGAATCCTGACCTATTCAATGTCCAGAGTACCTCTGATTTCCTTAAAGGGTATATTGATGATTTTAGTGCCAAGGAAGAATCTATACGGGCAAAGCTAAAGGGCGTTGGCAATGATAAGGTCAAAAAGGCTAGGTTGGAGTCAGAGCTGGCGGATATCACCAAGCAGAAAAATGATTTCGTGGAGGAGGCTGAGGGCGTTATCGGCAGCAACTACAGTCCGGAGCGGGCCGGCATGTTCATGGTGAGGCAGCAGTTCCTTCGTGGCGTGGGGTTACGATGGTCTTATAATAACTCATACGATACGCTTGGTGTTGATGATTATTATTTCAAGGCTAATCAGCAGATGATGGAGAGGGCTAAGTTCAATGAGACAAAAAGGCATAATCTAGCCATGGAGAAAGCAGCGTTGATGAGAGCCAGCAAATCGGGTAAGTCGGAGAATGGAGGTGGCGGAGGTGATGACACGACCGGGCCTACCGTGGTTACCAAGAGCGCAAACCTTGACGATGTGAGCATAAGCGATGAGTTCATGAACGGGTTCATAGCCAACGAGAAGGCGGTGACTACCGGCATGGGTAATTTCGTTAAGTCATTATCAGATGACGCTAGAAGGAAGATCGACGCATGGGCGTCTGATCCTGAGAATAGTAACGTGGTCAAGGATATGGATAACGATCAGGTTATCATGGCTTATTTCAAGGCCAATGGAGGGTCAAGGAACGAGTTGCTTGATTACAATGGTCAGGATAGTTATTTGAAGCTTCTTGGATTAAATGCCCAAAGAGGGAAGTATAATAAGATCAATGATGGATTCAATAAGGCGGAGAACGCTGTTTTGGATGGCGTTGACGCTATAGTCGAGAAAGAGGCTAAATCTTTTGGTGGATTAGGCATAGATGTTAGTTACGGATTTGGGACATTTAATCTTGAAGATATCAACAGCAATGGTGATAAGGTTTTTGATATAGATGGGATAAATGACATAACATTAAATGATTGGGCTAAATTATCGGCATATAGCTCTATTCTTAGTAATAGTGTTAAAATGACCGATCTTATTCATGCAGCCACTCCTGGTGTCCATAACCCTATTGTTTTAGGGGATGTCAATTCTGGAGAGGCGGCTGTATTGGTGAATAGGATAAATGATTTGATGGGTACGTCATTGACATTGGATGATATTAATTTATTATCTCTTATTCCTATGGATGTTTCTGATGACGGTAATATGATAAAGGTGCTGACTGATGGGCTGTCTGATGGCAATAAAAGGAATGTGGCCGTAGCTAAGGCCATGTATGACGAAATGCAGAAAGAACAATACGATGTGTTTAGGCACAAATGGAGTCGTGGCGATCTGGGAAGGTTGGCTGATGACGCCAAGCGAGCCGGCGAGGATTACTTGAGACAATATCGTCATGAGTACGCCGAGCGTGAGTATATCTTCTCCGGCGGTTATCCGTCTAAAAGCCAAGCCGAGTATGATTATATAAAGATTAGTGACCTGTTCACCCGTGGTGGCGGTTTTATCCCCAAGGATAAGGATAATGCCAATACGAAGATAACGTTTACCATATCCCCTATAGGTGATGGTAATTATCAGATCATTGGCAATAATGGAGGTGATGGTCGATCTGTTGTTGAGGTAAGCGAGGCTGATCTGGCTGCGAATGAACTTTCTTTCTACAAAGAGGATGTAAGCATCCCGTCCGAGACCTATGATTCCGGTGTCGTACCCATATCTTTCGCCAGCTCAAGCAACAACGCTTATGGGAAGATGGCTAAGTCATTGTTGGTAGCTCCATTCGCTTACGCTAGCGGGGCCAAGGACACGGTAATGCCTTATATAGATATGTTTACGAATATAAATGACGGTAATATCAGGAAGAATCAGATGATGATCGCTACTGACGTGTTGTTTGATAACGCTTCCATGTACGAGTTAAGGGCTTCAGGATATAAGTACAATAATGGATCTTCTGGCATAAATGTGGATATATATGGTAAGGGGAAAGCCAGTAAGGGAGATACCCCGTTGTATTCTATAGACCTAGATGGCGTAGCTTACGCTGACGAAGTAGCCAGAAAGATTGATTTTTGTCCTCAGTATTATTTGACTATGGCGTGGCAACAGATACTTAGTAAGGAAAATGAGGTGTATTGGAGGAGTGAGGGTAGATCGACTACCGATGACTTCGAGAGTTTCATCTCCCCTATAGCCAGTATCATTGATCAAGAGATAAAAAACAGAAATAGTGGAGATAATGGGAATAATGGAAACCGGTAATAACGTTCCTGATGGAAAGAAATTGGCCGAAAGATATGGCTATCCTACAATGGGTGTTGATGCCACTAGAGCCATTGGTACGAATACCTACGATATACCGGATCGTGATTTGCCTCCCGTGCTTGATCCGTACTCCGCTTCGGAGAGATCAAAGTCGCAGATACCATCATTGTCGGAAAGGATTAAGAATACCGTTAAGACAAATTATTATGATGATATAAAGCATATGTCCCCATTGGGATATATGGCATCTGACCAAAGCTATAAGGGTAGGTTTAACCTTACAGGTCCGGAGATATCGTTGGAGGATTCAAGATATCGACTCAGTAGCGGTACTTGGATACCTAAATACGAGTCTTATATTCCAGGCGTAGATAACGACACGCGTCTATCTAGGAGCCAAGGTAGGACCGAGAAATGGATGAGAGGATTGGGTAAGCTGGCGGGTAAGGCTGCTTTATACGGATTAGGCGGCGTTATCCAGCCTTTTTATGGTATTTACGCCGGTGTATCCAGAGGTAATTTTAACGCCGTATTTGATAACGATTTCACGAGATGGCTGGATGATCAGGATAAGAAGATGGATTATGGTCTAGCTCATTATTACAATCGAGAGGAGCGGGATATGAATTTTCTTCAGAGCATGACTACGGCTAATTTCTGGTCTAACGATTTCTTATCCGGTCTTGCTTTTACCGCTGGTGCCATGTTATCATCAGCTGTATATTCCGGTGCTGGATTGATGAACTTAGCTCGTACGGGAGCTAGGGCAGGCGTGGCTTTGGCTAGGATAGGCAAAGCGGCTTCGGATACCAAGAAAGCGTTCGGCGTTTACCTTAGGGCCGCCCGTACTGGACAGAGGATAGGCAAGGGGCTGGACACCCTCGCTTTTCTTGGTGCATCTACCTCATGGGAGGCATCTGTCGAAGCTAGAAGCATGTTGATGGAGGCTGAGGAGAATTTCAGGCAGTCTTACCGTAACGCTTATGGAAGGGAAGTCCCATATGAGGAGCTTATGAAGTTCAGGGCTGACAACGCCGATGCCGCTAATGCCGTATTTGGCGCCAATGTCGGTATATTGTCATTATCCAATATAGCTATGTTCGGCGATATGTTCGGCATGGATCTTGGCGTGGATAAGTTCATAAAACGCAATATATTTGGCGTAGGCGCCGAGAGGATGGATAACGGGACATTAAGGGCCATAACGCCTAAGAAATGGCAGAAAATAGCCGGGAATACGTTCAATATCATCAAACGCCCGGTATCTGAGGGTCTGTATGAGGAAGGTCTTCAGGGAGTGGCTAGTAAATCCGCCGAGGATTGGGTAGAATCAAGATACAATCCTATGGCTATCCGGCAGAATATAGGCTATATGGAGGCTATAAAGAACGGGTTCAAGGAGACTTACGGATCTAATCAGGGATGGAAGGAAATCGGCATCGGTATGATTATCGGATCGGTTATGGGAGGAAAAACTATTGGTGGTATAAAGGAATGGAGCCAAGACATGTCCCGGAACAAGGGGATGGTGGAGGCCTACAACACCAATGCCGGCGCCTTGACTACCGCCGCTATCCGTGCTATTCGTGGCAGTATGGCTCTTAACGCTCAATTATCAGGCTTAAGTACGGATAATAACGCTGACGATATACCTAATTCTAGAATCGTAGATAAGACTTTTAGTGATGCCGTATTCAACCGTCTTCGTTATGATCAGGAAATGGGGATGTTAGATGATACTAAGGAGAATTTCAAGACAGTCATCGAGTCTATACCTAATAGCGATATAGCCTCCGATATGAATATGACAGATGAGCAGGTAAATGAGTATAAGTCCAACCTTATCAGTGAGTTCAATAAGAAGGTTGATAATTTTACTATGGCCAGCAGATTTGCCGACTCCCTTACCGATGGTATATCCAATAGATCATTTAACACCTATATCTCCAATATGGCTTATAATGGCCTTGAGGCGAAGGATAATTTGAACGATATAGCCAATCAGTTAAGAAGGATATACAATACGGATATAGGCCCCGCTCTTGATATATATTCTCGTCTTAATCCTGATTCGAGCAGGGATCTTGAAGAATTAAGGAAGCTTACGGATGATATACAGAGGATGGAGAAGAATATCTTGAGGCTTCAACAAAGTGTCGCGTCGAAGGACGCTCTTGAATCTGATAAGGCTAAGTTGGCCAAGGAGAATGATAGGCTTCTTAAATTAACAGAGGATAGGATCGCATTGGAGAGGAAATTAACTACGTTAATTAACTCAGAGGCTGATATATCTAAGTTGTTCTTAAATAGAAATGATTCAAGGATCAGTGCCGCTGATCTTATGGCGGCTTATGAGACTATAGTTGATTTTGAGAATGCCGTGTCTACCCGTGGGGTCGATAATCATAAAGAGGCCATGGCGTTGCTTAGCGAGTATCGTCATAATCTTGTGGCTTATAAGAATATAAACGAGTCACTTCGTCGTATGCGTGACAGAAGATTCATCCGGGCGCAGGAGCGCGGGTTCATGAAGATATTATCGAACGCATGGGGGAAGACTTATGAGGAGGATGACAGCAAGTATGATTTCAGGAATACCGATGATCCTGATGCTAATTCCCTTTATGCCAATGATCAGGCCATAGATAAGGCTTATCAAGATGGTCTTATAGGAGAGGACGAGGCATTTATGTTCAAGACCTATAATCATATGATCGCCAGATCTATGGAGAATGACATCAAGGCTGATGAGGGAGGTATCGTTGAGAATGTACCTGATAATGAGGATATCATAAATCCTTCTGATGATAGAATCAATAATATAGCTATAAAGATATGGAACGGTAATGAGGATATCTTATCTCCTAGGGAGAGGCAGATATATGATAATAATAAGGATCGTATCAATGATCTTGTAAATGGGTTTGGCGATAATCCTATAGCTAGGCTTAATAAGATTAGGTCAATGATAGATAGGTTAAATACCAACGATAACGTCTTAAATAACATCAGAGATACTATTGATGATATCATAGATATAAACATTAATGGTCTTGATAAGGATCAGGTTAAGGGGGCTATACAGACTTACAATGATCTTATGAATGATATTGACAACGGGAATGAAGTTGATCATGATAAACTTAATGAGGCTATTGATATTATCAATAATTATTCTGATGATCCTCTTCTTCAATTCGTGGAATGGATGAGGCTGTATAATAATGGAAGTATGGTTGTCAAGGATTACGATAAGTCTATACCTATGGGTGATGTTCTCACGGAGAGCGAACCCGGGACATCCACCGGCAGGACGGAGGTCAACGCCGCCCAGAATCCGGTGGTGTTGATGGCTCAAAAGAGGGAGATCGGTGGGGTCATGTATTATGAGGTAGGAGGAATGAGGCTTGACAGGTTTATGGCGGGATCCGGGCTTAAGGCTCTCGTCACGCCCGGTGAATATATTATGGATGATAAGATGGTGATGGATTTTACTGATGGGACGAACATGTTCAGCGTTATTGAGTCCAAGAATCATTCAAGATGGATGATTAGTGAGGATGACGCTCAGGCTTTCGAGAACGCTACCGGTGTCATACTGGGGCGGCAGACCGCCTTATCGACCTCCAACTGGTTCATGGTGTATCGCAAGGGGCAGGATGGGTCTATTGTCCCTTATTATACGGGTGATACGTTTGGGTCTAATAACGAGTCGGTGAATCAGGAAGCAGCGGCTAGCCTTCGCAAGGGTGATATGGTAAGGTTTAAGATGGATATGTCAGATCCATACACCAAGGGACTGTATGATAAATACAATAGCCTTAACGCCGTTGATCCTAATTCTGATGAGACTAAGTCGGCTTACAGAGAGCTGGTTGATAATATGGTTATTAAGATCGTGGATAGCGATGGCAATTTCGTCTCGGTACTGAAAGCCAATGACCCGGACTCAAAAGGAAGTAACGCTGATTTAAGGAGTATGGCCTTTGAGTTGTATAGGGATAATGTAGGATCTGTCGCTGGCGAGATTGATATACCGTTCGTAGGCACAGTTACCAGTGTTTTGCCGGGAAGACCTAATTTTAGCATAAGTGATGATAATGGTACGTTGATGGTATCCGAGAATGATTTTACCAACGAGACGGTTGGTAAAGTCGAGAGCGTAGGATATATAGAGAATGGGGAGGTTACGATGAGGGATGATATTAAGTATAATATATTCCCGTTCTGTACGGCTATCGTCAGGGACAAATATGGTGACTATAAAGATTCACGTATCCCGGTCGTAGCTATAAAGACAGGAAATGGAAGAAATTACCTATATCCCGTAAGATTGAAAAATCAGGATATATCGTCATTTTCATCCATGATCGGATCGATGGCTGATAGGATTACGGAAGGTCTAGGCGGAGGCGTAAGTATTGATGATATAATGGATCTTAATAACGCTATAGCCAGATCCGGGTTGGATAATAAGACATATATGATTCCGCTGGCGGGAGACGTGAATGTTATCAAGAACCGGCTTAAAGCTGTCAAGGAAGCGGTTAGCAGGATGCCTATGACCGCTGACGTAAGAGGATGGATAGGTGATTCCAGAACTAAGGAGGATATTTTGATGAATGACGTTACGATCAATATCGATCTTAACAACGATCCTTTCATAGCCCCTAAGTTCAGGATGAGTATTAGGAGGGATGAGACGTTCTTCGAGGATACGGAGACCCCGTTCGGCAACCCGTCCGGTTCCCAATCGGAGTTCGCCTCGCCTACGAAGGCGGCCGAGGACAAGTCTTTGGCTTCCGAAGGTAATATAGTATCGGGAGAAAAAGAAGCCCATGATCCTTGCTAAATAAATTATCTTGATTTATCTTTGCGGTGTCAGTCCATCACCTGACGAGTAAGATATTTAAAAGTTGGTCCCTGCCGGGTGTGTGATGGCCCCGGTGGGACTCTTTATATTATGCAGTTAGATAGTTTTTTACACCGTAAAATTATGCAAGACCTACGCATCCAGCGAGTGAAGGTCTTGATGATGTTATACACCAGTCATTATTTTGTCAATAACAGACAAAGGCAGTTGCTTGACCATACATACGCTTTAAGCAGAAGTCAGGCTTTCGATTATATGACGGAGTTCAATAAAAGACTTAGTGATAAGGTTGGTATAAAATGTACGATGGATGTACTTCTGCCTACCGATGACGATAACGCTAATATCATAATCGAGCACAATGGTATCATCAAGAAGCTGATGAAGGAGGCCGAGAAGCTGGAGCTTGATACTGATGCCATCAAGCTCATGATGCGTGATCTTCTTAATGAGTTGAAGGGTGATATTGATCTTAATATCCTGATATTTGACGTAACCCAGTTACTTATAAAATACAATCTATTTAGGTTGGACGCCATAACCGAGCAGGAGTTCAAGGACTCTTTCGTCAGGATGGATAGTAGGAATATGGAGATAAAGAAACTAACTTTATCTGATATCAAGAAGGTGGTGATGATGATGGAGGATAGGTATGATTATGCCTTGTATATGACAGAGGAATATAATTGATTACATTTTTTTATAAAATTCCGCTAATTTATACAGAATAGCTTAAAATGAGCATTTTATGAGTCTCTCGCCTCAATAGAGGTAATGGTTTGGCAATAGTTCTAATTTCTGCATTATGCATAAGTTTGCTTGTCAAACAACTCTTTATTTCTCGCTGCAAAGATACAATTAAATTTTGATTTTCCTCTGACTGATATGCTAAATAATAATAAAAGTGTAATAAAAATAATCTGATTTCAAAAATATTCCATTATCTTTGCGCTGAACGCAATAATAAAGATAAACGATGAAAGATATAAATCGCATAAAAGTCGTGTTGGTAGAGAAGAAGCGGACAAGCAAATGGTTGTCCGAGCAATTAGGAAAAGATCCTGCAACAATCTCAAAATGGTGCACCAATACCTCACAACCAGATTTAGTAACATTGACCAAGGTAGCTGCTCTACTGGATGTTGATGTTCGTCAGCTTATCAATAAAACAAAAGGTATAAATACTGATGATTGAAAAATCATTAGTTCAAAAAAGGATTAATAATGAATACAAAAGCAAAACCATTCATCAAATGGGTTGGTGGAAAAGGACAGCTCATAGAACAACTGGAAGCAAAACTCCCAGCTGACTTTGATAATTGGGATAGTGCGACATACATAGAGCCATTCGTTGGCGGTGGTGCTATGTTGTTCTACATGCTGCAACAGCATCCAAATATCAAACGTGCCGTAATCAATGACATCAACAGTGACTTGATTACGTGTTACCGAACTGTTCGGGACAATGTGGAAGAGTTGATTCCTGCATTGCAGGATATTTAAGCCCAATATTACGCTTTGCAAAATATGGACGCAAAACGTGAGATGTTTATGGCTGTACGCCAACGCTACAATGAGAAAAATCTTGACACAATAGAAAATACAGCAAAGTTTTTCTTCCTAAATCGTACTTGCTTCAATGGGTTGTATCGTGTTAACAAGAAAGGTTTGTTCAATGTTCCTTGCGGAAAGTATATGCAACCACAGATTTGTGATGAAGATACACTTAGGGCAGATAGTGAGTTATTGAAGCGAGTGGAAATCTTGAAGGGCGATTTTGAGAACACTTTGCTTTATGCACAAGGTAAAACTTTGTTCTATTTTGACCCTCCTTATCGTCCTCTGAGTGACACTTCAAGTTTTAACGACTATACTAAAGAAGCGTTCAATGATGATTCACAAGTTAGACTGAAAGAGTTCTGTGACAAAGTGGTAGCTGAGGGACATAGCTTTATGTTGAGCAATTCTGACTGCAAAGGAAAAAATGAAGCAGATAATTTCTTCGATGTGCTATATGCTGATTACTATATTGATAGAGTTATGGCTTCTCGTAATGTGAATGCAAACGGAGCGAAACGAGGAAAGATTTCCGAACTGTTAGTCCATAGTTATCGCAACACGAAAGATTGGCAATTGAACGACATTAACAACCGCAAGTCACAACGTGTGGCTATAAAACAAAAGGCTTATGCTTAAAGATTTCGATAAGTTCATGTCTCAACTAAAAGAGACAAACCAAACGTTGGACTTCTTCTGTGACTTTGAAAAAATCTCACAGAACGTGGAGGATATAAAGTTAAGCCTGTGTATGCTCAATAGTCTCATTGGGGCATCCGACTTACGTAAAAGTGTCGAAACAATATGGAACAGGGACGAGAAAGCCTTTTCCGTTATGGACATATTGGTAGCAGTTCGTACTCGTGACAAGAAAAAGATACTTGATTCTGTAGGAAACTGCGTTCCTTTGGAAAGCATGTTCACTTCTGTTGATTCTGTTATGACATTCTTGGCAGAAACAGGACTTGGTGATGTTCTTCAAAATCAGAATGTCAAGAATCTTGTGGATTATGTCTTTGGCATTGAAACAGGATTGGACACGAATGCAAGAAAGAATAGAAGCGGACACGTTATGGAAAATACGGTAGCCAATATTCTTGCTAATGCTGGCGTTCCTTTCAGACAAGAAGTGTATTCGAGAGAATGGACTGCAATTACCGAAGTGTTGGGAGACGACGAAAAGCGTTTTGACTTCGTTATTGAGACCTCATCAAAAGTATATCTGATTGAAGTCAACTTTTATAGTGGTGGTGGTTCAAAACTGAATGAGGTTGCGCGCTCGTACTCAGATATTGCACCGAAGATAAACTCCGTTGAGGGTTTTGAGTTCGTTTGGATTACAGATGGCATAGGCTGGAAGTCTGCAAAAAAATAAATTGCAAGAGGCATACGGAATTATTCCAAGTGTGTACAATCTCTCATCTGTTCAAGATTTTATAAATAACATAAGATAGCTATGATACAAAAGGAAAAATTCTCAGTATTCTTTGTAAAAATATCTCCTGTTTGTTTGTAGTTTCAAAATAAGGTCTTGTATTTGCGGTGTCTATCCGTTGCTAGACCAGAAGAAGATATTAATATCGCTTAGGCGTAGGCGATAAATGAGAGCTATCAGTGGAGTAACGGACGCTGGTGGCTCTCGTTGTTTTATATTATGGATGATAATTTAAAATTGTTTGAGAATCCTGATTTTGGGGATGTAAGAGTATTATTAGACGAGAAAAACAATCCATGGTTTGTTGGTAATGACATAGCCAGATGTCTTGGTTATGAAAACTTAGGGAACGCTGTAAAAAGGTTTGTTGATGATGAGGATTCTATCATTCTTACAAGTGATTGTAAATCAATGGGGTTTAAAATAAACCCCCTTATAAATCAGGCTGTTAGGGAGATCAAATTAATCAATGAATCAGGGATGTATTCTTTGATTATGTCATCTAAGATGGAATCTGCCAAGAAATTCAAAAGATGGGTAACATCGGAGGTTCTTCCTTCTATTAGAAAAACAGGCTCCTATTCTATGCCATCAAAGAATGAACTTCCATCTGATTATATAGAGGCATTAGAGGCTTTACTTAAATCGGAAAAGGAGAAGCGTGCGTTAGCTGAGGCGAAAAAAGCGGCAGAGGAAGCCAAAAGGGTATCTGATAATATCATCAAAGAACAGGTTCCTATGGTTGAGTTTGCTAAGACAGCCGAAATAGCCCAAGAGACAGATATGTTGATCAGAGAGGTTCGGGAAAAGCTAGAGGCTCATGGTTATGATATAGCCGAGAAGAATCTTCGAATATTGCTTGAGGATAAGAAGTTCTTCGCTAAGACCGGTAAGAGGTGGTTGCTTTCCCAAAGGATGATAGACAGCGGTTATGCTCGTTACAGATATCGTAATGATGACGAGTTCTACGGCACTAATACTGTCTATGTGACTCCTAAAGGATTCCAGTGGATCGTATCTAAGATATCTAGGGAGTGGATGCCTAGGTTCTTGGAGCTAAAAGGTAAGGTTTTGAATAGATCGGATAAGGATATTTTCGCTAAACGATAAATTCCATTTTTTTTGTTATTTAGGATTTAGTTTTTGTTTGTCCGTGAGGATCGGCAAAAAGATTTGTATTTTTCGGAGAAACATAAGGTTTGTTATTATTGTTATTTGACTCCCGTCCGCTCGTGAGAGTAGGCGGGATTTTGTTTATCTTTGTAACAAAACGATTTAGACATGGGTAGATCTTGTTATGTTATAAAAAATAAGGAGGGTGGGGTAGATAATGTCCTTGCCCCTAACAACCAACCATCCGGATTATACCAAAGGGCGATGGAGGTGCTTGGCGACCAGAAGCAGGCCTTATCGGTCTGGGGTACGGCCTACTCCCCCGACTTCGTGTCTTTCTTTGGCGATTGGATGTCCATGCCATCGGAATATGACCTAGATAGTAACGGGGAACCTAGGTATGATGATGTCGTGTCCTTTATCAAGCGGAAGAACTATTTCGCTGGCAATTTCATGGCCGATGAGGTTAAGGATATCAATAACACCCTTACTTCCTTGGGAGTCGATAATATCAACGATCTTAATGATATGATCGTATCTAACTTCCTTTCCGGCGGTGATATATTCCTCAATAGGTACAATCTTGAGCGATCGGGGATGTATGATGCTGATGAGATTGATAATATCATGACAAACCGATCGGAGTATGAGCGGGTAAGGGATATGATGAGGAGGATTGTCGATTTTATGTCTGAGGGGGATCTCAATGAGAAGGATACATATTTCTTGTCCTCCGAATCAGGCCTTGGTGATGATTATATGATATATGAGGATGTGTATGATTCATTGGGAAAGAGAAGGGTCTTGAATCCAATGGAGGTAAGGGATGCGATCATGAGGGCGGTAGGCGGTATCAGCGACCGCCGGGAGTTCGATCAGGCTTTCGCCTCAGTCCCATACCCTTCCTTGGCGCTCCGGTATCAGGAGGATCAGGATTACGCCGATCGGATGTATGACACATATCGTAATATGACCCGTATGGAGGTCAGGGATCAGGATGGGAATACGATTACCGACTCATATTCCAATAGCACCATACCGTATATCAGTATGCCTAAGGACATGAAAGGTCTAAGGGATAAGGTTGGGGAAATGATCAATATGGACGATTTTAAGGACATCAAGGATGTTGCCGGACGTCTATATGACATAGCCATGGATCTTTCCGATATGGGCGTTGATATAAGCGAGGCGATTAGCGATGAGATGGTTATATCTAGGCCGGAGGATATCCGTGACCTTATGGCATCGTTGGATGTCATGTTATCTTCTATACAGAATGGTGATCCGGTATATGATGACTTTATTTCCGATCTTGATAGGATAACAGGGAAAGGGAATCCGATATATGAGGTTCAGGATACTTACTTTACCGGGGATAGGATGGTGTATGTAAGGTCCGGGAAAACATCTCCTTCCGATATGTATGACAGGAACATGTTGTATGTAGGTAGAAATATATACCATAACACGACCCCGATAACCGACACCGATCAGGCCTATGAGGTGCTGGCTGATATCGGGATAGCCCAGCCCTCGTACTTACCTACAGGCGTGGTTCCCCAGGGGGCTTCTCGATCTGATATTGGCGTGGTCAAGGATAATATCAAGAAGTTGGTTATGGATAACATCTCATCCTCCAATACGGAGAGTATGATCCTTGCCAGATTGATATATCAACATCCCGTTACCTCTAAGGTGGATGATGTCGATATTGATCGGGAGTTCAGGAGATACGAGGCTAGGCAGGGAAAGGATCGGGATTTTATCAAATCCTGTACATCGTTGAGGAAGATCCAGATCAAGGAAAGGTTAAAAAAATCGGATTTATATAATAATGTCTTACGTTTCCTTGATTTTAATGGATTTTATAATGTATCTTTGAACCACCATGACAGAGGTACGTTAAAAAACATAGAGATGTCGTTGCCGGATGGTCAGGTAAGAGATCTGTTGTTTGATGTGGCTATCGAGTCCAGCGACAGCAGCATGAGGGATCTTTTCTATCTGGATAGACAGGATAGGATGATGGATGCCGGGTTTTACAGGTATCTGTACCAAAGGAATCCGGGCCTGCTCCGGGAGGTCAACGGCGGCGTCGAGGCGAGACCGGACGGTTCGTTCTTGGCTCGTGGGAGGTATGATGATTTCGTGTCATTCCAATCCGGCTTATATGAGAAGGTGGGTGAGACGGTTAATGGCGGGATATATAGCTTCGTGGATAATTTTATATATTCGGACCCATCATCATATCAGGATAGTATGGTACGAAAGATAGGTGACGTTACGGTAAGAAGTGACGATAACCGCCTGTCAAGGATAGAGGATAATCCCTCATCCAGTAAGATAGTTAATGAATACACTGCTAATACAAATAAGTTGATGCGAGATTTTTCGTGTAGTTAATCTCTCTTTGACGTCGTGAGACGTTTTCTTTCGAGCATTGAAACATTGAATTTATGGATTTGCATGAATCCGGGTCGTAGCGATACGTTCCGGATTTTTTGTCTTGTACCGGTTCTTATTAATGCCAATTACATGACATGACGTGCTTTGATGGTGACATATATCACGATCCTAGGGCTGTTAATTTTTGAACTTTGTAACGCCCACTATCAGGTGGGGTTATTATTAATTCAAAAATAAATAGACATGGGTACAAGTGGAGACAAAATCGTGCTGTTAGACGGCATGGGTTCCGGGAGCGGTAGCGCCGCTAATGGTTTATTATCTATGATTCCGGGTATGTTTACCAGCCTTTTGGGTGGTAATAAGATGGATCCGAATTTAGTCGCTGCGTTGATGAACGGTCGTAACAACCAAGACCAGTTCGGAGGGGCTAACGGCTGGTGGTTGTGGATCATCGTCCTATTCTGGTTATGGGGCGGACGTGGTTTCGGAAATGGTTTTGGTGGTAATGGAAATGATTGTTGCGCTAACGGTCTTCCGGCTCAATTGAACAACGACTATGGCCGTGAGCTATTGATGCAGGCTATCCAAGGTAACAGAAGCGCTATTGATCAGATCTCTAACGCCCTTAACTGTTCTACCTCTCAATTACAAAACGCTATCTGTAACGTACAAGGCGCTATCGATAAGGTAGCTGGTCAGGTAGGTATGACCTCTCAGGCCGTTATTAACGCCGTACAGCAACAAGGATGTGAGATCGGTAACCAAATCAGCTCTTGCTGCTGCAACTTACAAAGCGCTATGGCTAGCGGATTCAATAACGTTCAACATTCGTTGGATACGATGGGTTGCAATATTCAGAACTCTATTACACGTCAAGGATATGAGAACCAATTGGCTATTACCGGTCAAACTAATGTATTACAGAACAATTTGACGAACGGGTTCAATAATATCATCCAGTCAGCTAATTCCAACACCAATGTATTGGCGGCTAAGATTGACGCTCAGACCCAGATTATCAATGACAAGTTCTGTCAACTTGAGATGCGTGAGATGCAGAATACTATCCAACAGCTTCGTGAGGAGAAACAGGCTTTGGCTACTTCCGCCATCACCCAACAACAGACACAGAACATCGTTAGTCAGTTAGCTCCAAAGGCCCCGATTCCGGCTTACGTCGTACAGAACCCGGGTTGTTGCTATACTCCTACCGTAAGGGTAGCTAACGAATGTGGATGCGCTTGCGGCACTACTAATGCCGTATTATAAGAAAGGGGGACAATATGGCTGATTTCAGAGGATATATGATCGGTTCATTCGCCTCCTCCCGTCTTGACAGGGGAGGCATCCCGGTAGTAGCCACTACTGGAAAGGTATCTGACGCTTCTGCGGCCGAACCTACGGTTGATTTTGGCATCAATCCGTGTCAGTGGAACTCACTACCTCCGGAAGGAATATTGTTATGGAAAGTCCGTCATCCGGTGACGGAGACAGAGGCTAGTTATCCCGCCACGATCGTTCTTCCGTCTGGCTTATCCACCACCACTCCTGTTACGGTATCCAACGCCGGGGTTATCGTTAACAAGACACCTATAGTGGATAAGGTTGGGGCACATATGACAGGACAGGATATTACGACTCCCGTGGCTTCTGGTGATCCTATAGTAGGAGCCTACACCGAGCATCTTGTGTATTATAACAAATGCACCGGGGTATTTAGGATGTTAGGTCATACGGCTACGGCGGCTACCGCCCCTAGCGCATGAATTTACTAAGAAAGAATAGGGAGGGTAACCTCCCTCCCATTTAAAAAGATCGTTATTATGTTTAAGGATTTAAAGAAAGGATATCAGGTTTATACGTTGGACACCTCAGGGGTTCCTAAATTCTTTATGGGTACGGTGGTTAACGTCTCGGAGCCTAGGTTCGCCCAGTCCCAGTTAGGTCAGTATCAGCAGTTGCAAGATCGGGTTATGGATCTTACTATAGAGGTGGACGGGAAGTCCATGACATACGTAGTTCCAGAGAATCAGAACGTGGCTATGGCCAACGGCATTACGCTAGCCTGCTCCGTGGATCCGATAATGAACCACCTGAACGCCATGAAACGAACCAGTACGGATATCGTGAATAGCGTGGATAAGAATAAGGAGATCATAGAGGCATGCGACAGTATCTTGGAAGATATCAATCCCACTTTTAAGCAGACTAAGGATCAAGACCGAAAGATTAAGAATCTTGAGGAGAAGGTCGATAGGATGGGGTCTTCTTTCGATGAGTTAAAAGAGTTGTTAATTAAAAAATTAGGTTAATATGAGAGTTATAGATTTAGGCAACGGCCAAGAGGAATATGATGATGAGATCTACGACCGCAGAGGCGGTAGGGGACGCTCACGCCGCTCCGACGGCACTTATATGGGTTACGATGGTGGCGTATATGATCATTACGGTAAGGAACGTGACGGGATGATGGAGGAGCTTGAGCGCCGTGAGCGTGATCTCGAAAGACGCGAGAGGGAACTGGAGTGTAACGAGCGGGAGCTTGAGAAACGTCAAAGACATCATGAGCGGGAGGATGAGATGTACCGTAAGGGATGGTTTGGCGAGCGTGACATCCGTGACGAGTACGATGGTACGGAACCTTATATGCGTAGAGGTAGGAGAAGTCGTTACTACTGAGGAGCAGACGCTGATGACCCGGATTATAAGCGGTATATAGACACCCATGGATATCACTTTTCCAAGGAGTTGGCTAGGGAGGCCGCCGATAAGATGCTTAACGCCGACGGGTCCAAGAGAAGATGGACGATGGAGGATGCTAAGCAGATGTTCGATAAATGCGGGGCCAAGAAACCTGATAACGCCACTTGGGGAGATGTCCAATATCTGTTCGCTATGTTCTATAGCGACTACTTTCCTAAGGTATTGGACTGCGACCAGAAAATAGTCAAGGCTGTCTTGGCTTATCTGGAAGACCCTGATGCCCCGGAAGGGACGGCGTTCGTAAGATATCTGGCGGTGCGGTGCTTCGTCGGTGACACAATCAAATGGAGTGATATGATTTAGTTTGATACAACGTTGGAGAACCCTGTCGGCAATAGAATACCGATAGGGTTTCTTTTTGACCGTAGCTTTATTATGATTACATTTGTTCGAGGTAGATCTTTTGTTCATAGGAAGGGTGGGCGGGAATGAAAAAAGGCATCCTCACGGACACCCTTCCCCTTTGGTTGAAAATCACTTAAAACATTATGAGTTACTACACCGCAAATATAGATAATTAAATACAAACTGCAATGGGTAAGGGGTATTATTGGATAGAGCCAGTGGATCAGACGTTAAATGATTTCCAGTTTTATAAAGCACATATCGTGGGTGATTCTGAATATGACGAGAAGCATCATCGTGTTATATTAAGGACGGATAAGTACTTCCCTGTAGGGAGTATCTTCCATGTCTTGAAAGACTCGGAGATGTTCGTTATAGAGAGGAAATTCAAGACATGGGGGAATAAGTATGTCATAAGGCCTTGCGAGGGCGAGTGGGAATGGGAGTCTGTCCAAAAACTTAAAGATAAGGCTATTATATTCCGTACAGGGTTCCTGCATGGGGATGGTAGTTTCTAACACCTACCCGTATCTACCCCCCCCTAGATTTCTTGGTGTTTATGTATATGATTATATTTGAGCAAAAATAATTATGATATGGAAGATTTTCAAGGTAAATATAATGGCAAGCAGATAGAGCAGCTTTTGGATAAGGCTAATGATATTGATCTTTCCAAATACGCTCTTAAGACGGATAACGCTCCTACCGCCACAAAATTACAGGCAGCTAGGACTATAGCGCTGTCCGGTGCCGTGACCGGTAGCGCCTCATCGGACTTCGGGAGTAATATTACTATCTCCACGACATTGGCAAACTTCGACGCCTCTAAGATCACGTCCGGTACTATCGATATAGATAGGTTGCCTAAGGCGGCCTTAGAGAGAATGGTCGTGGTGGCTGATGATGCGGCAAGGTTTAAACTTACTACAGCCACGGCTCAGGTCGGGGACACGGTTAAGGTAACGGCCACGAATAAGATGTATCTGGTCAAGGATGATAGTAAGTTGAATACCGAGGACGGTTACGAGCCTTATACGGCAAGTTCGGCGTCATCTGTGCCATGGTCTGGAGTGACCGGCAAACCTAGCACCTTCGCTCCACCTACGGCGGCGGCCTCCACCTTAGGTGGCGTAAAGGTAGGATACATGACTTCTGGCAAGAACTATAAGTTACAGGTTGACGCTTATGGTAACGCTTTTGTTAATGTCCCATGGACAGATAATAATACGACCTATAATCAGGCCACGGCTGATACTTTAGGATTGGTTAAGATCGGTTATTCCTCTAGTGGGAAGAACTACGCCGTATCCTTGGACTCTAATGGGAAGATGTATGTGAATGTCCCTTGGACTGATAATAACACGACTTATGCTCAAGCTACGAGCGATAATCTAGGTCTTGTTAAGATTGGATACTCTGCCAATGGCAAGAACTATCCCGTTGCTCTTGACGGTAGTGGTAAGATGTACGTGAACGTTCCGTGGACGGATACCAACACCACATATTCCAATATGGAGGCGGCAACCTCCTCTACTGCGGGAAAGGCCGGTTTGGTTCCCGCCCCAGCCGCAGGTAAACAAGCCTCTTTTTTACGTGGTGATGGCACGTGGGTTGTCCCTACTAATACCACATACGCCAAGGCCAATACATCGACCCTCGGGCTGGTAATGATTGGATATGCGGAGAATGGCAAGAATTATCCGGTAGAACTGGACGGTAGCGGAAAGATGTATGTCAATGTGCCTTGGACAGACACTAATACGACGTATGGTGTTGTAGGAGCTAATGGGTCTACAGGTCTGGTAAAGAACGGGAGTACGGTAACCAGCGCTTCTGGCTATACCGCCTGTCCTATTGTCAGTGGTGTCCCTTATTATAAAGACACTAATACCACTTACGCCAATATGAAGGCAGCTACGGCTTCAGCGGCTGGTGCTGCGGGATTGGTACCGGCCCCCGCTGCGGGCAAACAGACGTCTTTTCTTCGTGGTGACGGAACATGGGTCGTACCTACCAATACCACATACGGATTGGCCTCTACTACAGCTAACGGCTTGTTGAGACAGCTTAATGGTAGTACATCCAGTTTCATGCGTGGAGATGGCACTTGGGCCACACCTCCTAACACGACATACGCCGTAGCCAACGAGTCTACTAACGGGTTGATGGCGGCGGCTGATAAGAAGACCGTGAACAGGCTTATAGGAGTTAATACGGTCACGACATTAGCTAACCTGCCTATTAGCAAGAGAAGTATCACGGCTACGTTATCAGCCGCTACCACCCTATCCGTGCAGTCAGGCATGCAGATAGGAGAGGAGCTGATGATCAGATGCGTCCCGTCGGCAGTGTTTACACAGGCTATACCAAACTCTGGAGCTTATGTAAGCATGAGTGGTACTTCTATAACCACTACGGCTAACAAGCCTTTCGAGATAAATATCTGGTGTTACGCTTCAGATAAGTATAGCATCGCCGTTAAAGAACAAGATTAAAGAATAGATTATGGCATATACATATATAAACAGGGAAATATATCCCAATATGTTGGTTTTAGACGAACCTCTTGATGATAATTACGCTAAGGGTAATAGCTATGATGATTATATTAATGGCAATCCGATTCCATTGATAGAGCTGGGAGAGGAGCAATTGGCGTTCAAGGAAGCTAATCCTAAAGCCACGGTTAAGGAGATCATTGAGGCTAGGTTAGATGAGTCGAGGATTCTTAACGAGGAGAAATCGGCTAAATATGAGGAGCTGAGATCTTATGAGACTGAAAATCTCCATGAGTTTTTCTTGGATGATCAAGATATTTATATTCCTGAATATGACAGACGTAACGCTTTGGCTGATGGGGCTATAGTCGGTAAGATAACGATTATGGGTCTGGAGTTCGATATGACGGAAGGCAAGATCTTGATCGGGATGATGGATAAGTACGATAACGATCTGACAACGGCGTTAGGGGACAAGCAAAAGCAGATCAGTATAGCCACTACCGTAGAACAGGTGAGAGCTGTCGATGTTCAGTCCGGCTATCCTGATAAGGTAAGTGTTACCACGGCGTACATCCAGCAACAGGCGAAGGAGAAGGATGCTCTCGATCCTCAAAAAGTAGCTGTCGAGTTTTCTAGGATGTTGGTTAATGACAAATCTTTATCCTTATCATCCAACGAGAAATTGGTTGTTAAGGTCCTATTTCCTATATGGGGACAAGAAGGAGCGGAGTTCGGGCTATCCGTGGATACCGGATTTTGTCTTAGGGTAGTTAAGGAGGATACGGATATCCTTTACGAGGTTATCCAGCCTCATACGTTATCGTCAGAATGGGAGCCTGGACTCAGTACGGCCTCCTTATATAAGGTTGTTGACAAGGAGCATGCCGGGACTATAGGTGATCCTATCCCTTATTTCCCTCCTATGGAGATATTTAAGGATAAATATTACATTCAGAACGCTGACGTGTATAAATGCACAAGGGATAGTGGAACTCCTCTTAGTCATAATTTAAAGGACTTAGTAGGGTTGTATGTTGAGGTTGTACAGGGCTAGTCGTATCTATCCCCCCCCCTATATTTGGCTTGTGATATGATACAAGTTATTTTTGGCATAACAAAATGACATTTATAAATAAATAGATTATGGCTTCACAAAAATTTGGTTTCGTAACCGTAGACCCGGTATCAGGATCAGGAGATCAGGCGGTTAATTTCTCCGGTGAGAAACACACCGGTCGTCTTCAACGCACTATCAACCTTACGGTCACCACGAACGGCGGGGCTAAGAAGGCGTTGGTAGTTAATCAGGCAGCGGCTGCTGAGGTGGTAAGATCAGACAGCCCTAACGCTTCCGTACAAAAGAAAGGTGGTAATGTTACCATCACCGGTAAGTCTAACAGTACTAAGCTTACATTTTCGGTCACGCCGGCTGAGGAGAACGGGCTTACGTTACAGCTCCCGGCTAACTACACGGCGGCTGGAAAGACTACGACTAACGGAGCGGTTATCGCCGACGACCCCGGAGCCGCTGGCGAGTTCGTTTGGAGCATCACGATCTCGGACGTACCGGCCAACGTCACGATCGATGAACTGACGGCTACATTGAAAGTAACCGCCGCTGGTGGTCAGACAGCCAACGTGACGGTAACGCAAGCCGCTGGAGACTCTACTATCGAGCTTGACAAGGAGACTATTAACTTGGATGTAAATGGTACTCAACAGACGGTTAACGTAACATCTAATGACAGCTGGACATGGGCGCAAGCTGCGACTAGAACCGTATTGAAGATGATGAGACGATAATCGTATTAATATCATGTGCTAGAACCCCGATCGACTAAAGCCGGTTGGGGTTCTCTTGTTTTATTATCTTTGTGGGTAGATGATAATTAAAAGACATAATTATGAGTGATTTGAATATTAATTGGAAGGACGGGGTAGGCGAGGTAACGGACCAGCCTCTGACCGTCAGCCCGGGGTCCGGGACCGGTAACGCCGCCGTTTCTTTTGGCTCGGTAATGAACAAAGGTCTTGACCGTACCCTTGAGTTGGAGATAACAACCCCCAAAGGCGTTAAAAAGACGCTTGCGGTGAATCAGGAGGGATGTAGGCAAGCTTATATCACGAGCGACGGGAAACGGTGGCTGACTAGCGACAATCGGGTGTATGGGGTGTTGAAGAGTGACGCTCCGTGTCAGTGCAACGGTACTTGCCTTATTTCTTATGTTCGCCCTGATGGAAGTATAACGTACACACCTTCCGATGATTGTATAGGCGTTGTCCTTAACGCTCAAGGTAAGAGATTTATGATTGAGAAATATGAGGATCTTAATGAAAGCTATGTAACAGCCGGAGCCGGGAAGGACAGCACTTCCATTTTTTATTGGGGTGGATATGGTACGGATCAGACCGGCATTACAAATTATGACAAAGTAGATGGAAGTGATATTAGAGGTTACCTAAAACCGGAGCAGGGTTCATACAATGGTACCCCTAACCTTTCGGCAAATATTACTGCCTGGACAAACGGGGCTTTATCTGATTGGAATGGGAAAGCCAATTCCAATGTATTAAAAGGGGTGACTACCGGTGATGGGCCTTATACTTCCTATGCGACAATTGGCCATGTGCTTAATACGTTTTTAGCTAGTGCTGACGCTAAAGGATATGATGATTGGTATATCCCATCATGCGCTCAACTTGCGTTAATATTTATGAACTTGACGAGTGTCAATAACGCATTATCGGCTATTGGTGGACAACAACTCAGTCCATCCAAAGCCTATTGGGTTAGCTCAGAGTTTGACTCCAACAGCGGGCATCGCGTGTACTTCAAAGATGGCAGCGTGAACGGCAGCAGTAAGGGCAGCCGTTATAGTGTGCGGTTCATTAGGGACATTTAACCATGGAACTGCTTTGTTTTTACAAAATTTGTAATTACATTTGTGGCGCATGTCCATCACCATGCTTTTCGTCGCTAATTTATTATAAGGGGATACAGGTCTGTGATGGGATCGGTATCCCTCTATTTTTAATATGGGAAAGATAGATGTTTTCGATGTTCAGATTCCTGATGGGAGACAAATCCGTTGTATGTCGTATGATAAGGTTACTTATTTTGACCTTGACGATATATGTAAGTTATGTTTCAGTTCATACGATTTACATGATGTGGCTGACACTAAAGTTATGAGTGAGTTCCTTCATCGTGACGGGAATCGTTATTGGACTACGATAGATGGCGTAAGGCAGTTGTATCGTAGGATTGAGTGTAAGATGTGTTTTGAGGTTATAGAAAAATTAAAGGGATTATGAGAGAAAAGAAATTTGATTTCGTGATATATCCGTTGGATTTGATTATCACGGTTGGATTAGATTATAAGACGTTGTGTGATCGTTTCGAGAATATGGAACCTGAACACGAGGGGAAATGGGGAGATGAGGATGATATGGACAAGGAGGCGTCTTTCGCAAATTTGGTAAGGGATAGGGACGATGATGATAAATTTGCCATACTTTGGAATTTTTCGAGCGACGATGATTTAATAATGAGAAATATATGTCACGAGTCATTCCATATAGCAATGAGCGTATGCCAATTTTGCAACATGTCTCTTGGATTTAAGGTTGGAGAGGATGAACACGCAGCGTATATAGCCGGCTTCGCTGGTGATTGCGTTAGTGAGTTCATCAATAGCAAGAATACGGATTAAGTCATAAATTCTATAAGGAATATAAGAATATCAGCCTCCGCTTATTTGTGGGGGCTTTTTGTTTATCTTTGTCAAAAACATGAAGTTATGTCAAGTTGCGTAATTAAAAGAAATAGTAAGGGTAAGATAACCCGTGTCTTGACCCCTTCCGGCGAGGTATCCACCTTGTTCGATAAGATAGCGGGTATAGCCGCCGTAAGTGACCTTAATAAGGCCGCTGAGGCTTATATGACTATTTATAACGATAAGTTCAGGTCTAAGTTCGGAGACTGGACGAGATCCGTGCCAAGGAATAAGAAGGCGGCCAGATCCATAAGCGCCAGACTTAGCGCCAGCGAGTGGGGGCAACTTATGTCAGCCAAGGTCCTGTCCGCCATAAGCGACATGGATGCCCCAGCGTTGGCCAGAAGCCTTGGGAATAGCGACAATGTCGTGGCTTATCTTACCTCCGGAGAGGTAGGTGATGTCAATGATATGGCTGTGGTAGATACGTCCACGGTACAGGAGGTGGATCTGGATTCCATAAACGAGGATAATATTGGCGATACGATACTGAAAGAGGCGTCATGGGATGATATAAGGGCTATCAGGGAGAATATAGATATTAAGGAAACAGCCCGTATGTTATGGAAGGCCGTGGAAAGCGCTTTTACCGGGCAACGACCTAATATTAGGGTGAAGGGTGGAAATATAGATGGTGAGATTATATTCTCCGGCAATGTCTTGCCTTTAAATGATATCGAGAATTATACTCCTCCATCTTCAAGATTGGTATATGATTCCGGTGAGCCTCGCCTGTTCTTTAGATCGGATGACGGCAAGATACACGAATCTTACGCCAACGCCATAAAAGGCTCGTCCGGCGGGCGGGTCGAGGCCGGGTTCTTGGCCGGCAGTGTCGAGGAGAGCGACGTCCCGTCCGGCACGGCTGACATCTCCTTTGGCTTGTCCTCCATAACCCTTAACAACAGTGATTCGTTCATCCCGGTCCTTGGCATCAGCTCAGATTCTAATATAAGTACCCGTGGAGGGTTTGTCAATTACCTTATCAAGAAAGGTCTGTTGAGCGGGGAGCGTATAAGGCTAGGAGATAGGTATTATCTTACAGGGGCCGGCAACTCCGATGGTCTTAAGATCTATAACGCTATGGACGCCTTGTCTAGACTAAGGAACAGGTTTGGTAGTATGTCTTCTGAGATGAACGTATTAGGCTCCATCGGTTTTGATACGGAGGTAAGTAATGATCTTGATCTTATCACGACATCAGGGGAGAAGGTTACGGTAAGCAGATCGGAGATCAAGGGCATGTTAAGGCAAGGTAAGTTTGAGGAGCTTAATAATAAGTATGATGGGTTCATAGAGCTAGCCTTGTCGTTGATGATGGAGGATAACGCCTTGTACGGAAGTAATGTCCGTGGGGTTATTGAGAACGAGAAGGCGGAGGATCTTCAGAACAGGACTGATATCACCAACATCTTATCCACGTTAGGTATCCGTGTGATGGGTATGTCTGAGTATATGGATAAGTATAAGATGCGTAATGGTGTCGAGCCTTCGGCTAGGGCATTGTCCGATATGGCCAATGGGGTTATCGCCTTGGCTGAGGGAGCTACGGTAGAGGATCTTAATGAGGAGGTGGCTCATTTCTTGATCGATACTTACCGTAACCAACAGGAGATTGACGAGGTTCTGGACTCTGTTGTCGGCACGCCATTATGGAATCAATTCGCCGGTCGTTACTATGAGGTGTATGGGAAGGAATACCAAGGGGAGGAACTGGATCGGATGGTGAAGCGGGAGATCCTAGGCAAGACGTTGGCCCAGCGGTTCGTGCCGGGGATGGAACGGGCGGTGGAGGATCTGGCCTCGGATGAGGACGCCCAGCTCTCCTTGTTTGGCAGGATGGTACGAGCTATACGTAATTTCTTCTCTACTCAAAGATCAGACTTGAATAAGGTTCTTGATAGGATAAAGGAGTCGGCGTTAGCTGATGATCCAAGCGCATTTGACGTGCTTCTGTTAAAGGATAGCGACCATCTCATGTACTCATTATCGGATGTTGACGTGGCTAATAAGTTGATCAAGAACGGGAGGTCATTGGAGAGGCTATACACTAGGTTACAGAGGATGAGGTCAAGCCAGAGCCAGAGGATCGGGGAAAGCATCTCCCTTCTCCGTGATATAGGCGAGAAGGTGAGACAAGTCGGGGGTGAGCTTAGTAAGAACAACAACCTGTTATCCACCAAGAGTGTCATAGCTACAGCCAAGGCCGAGGTAGAGTATTTGGTTACGGTCGCCAGTAGCCTACGTAAGAGCGGAAAAGGATTGGATTATGAGACGATACAGGTTATCGATAACGTATATGGGGAGATAGTTCCTCTGATCAGGAATCTTCGTGGATTCGTCAATAATCAGGCGGCGGATTATTATGGCGTCAATAAGGTTGGTATGGTAGAGGATATGGATGATATATTACGTATGGCTGAGACATCCATGTCCGATATAAACGCCCTTCGAAGTGATCGTAATGAGGACTGGCTGGATGGACAGCTTCGGATGTTTAATATCCCGGAAAGATATTGGAATGGGATAAAGAAGTTGATAAATAACATCCATAAGGATATCAATGTCATGTCCCGATTCTTTGGCACACTGGAGCATAGTGGTAACGCTATCTTAGGCATGTTAGGGCAACGTCTTGCCAAGGCTTATAACGACGCTCATGTTGAGGGTGTGGCTAATATCAATAAGATGACTAAGATGATGAAAGAGCGTGGATGGGGGATAAAGGATAATGAGGATCTTATACAGAAAATAAACGGTAAGAACTCTGATTACCTTGATTCGTCCCGTGATTTCGCCAAATACGATTTACTGTATCGGACAGAGCAGGCGAAAGCTATTATTGATATATATGATCTTAAAAAGGTTACGGGTAAGACCGAGAAGCAACTTATCGACATGCTTTTATCTGATAAGGGGCTTAAGGTCAAGACTCGTGATGATATCGTAGGATATGATGGGGATAAGCCTATTACGAAGGCCGTGTATCATGTATTCAAACCTACCATCCAGAATTTTGATATCTCGGACATGACGTTCGAGGATCAGCAACGGTATCTGGATACGATAAATAGGTGGTTGGATGAGAACCAAGAGAAACCTATGGTGCAGGCTTATTACGATAAGATCGAGAAAGTTAATAAGAAGGTCGAGGAAAGACTGGGTCGTAGGGTATCGCAAGCCACGTCCGATTTCATGACCCGTATCCGTAGAAGCCGGTATGTGGCTATGGATAAGTTTATTAAGAACAATAAGGTCGATTGGGACGCTTTCCAATCTGACCCTATAGCTTGGAGATCTTATCTGGATATCCTTCGTGATAGGGCTATAGCCAAGAGCGAGTGGTATTCCGACGGGACACCAAAGGAAGCGGGGTCCGAGGCGTTGATGATGTCCGAGGAGATCAAGGCATGGGACGAGGCGTGGGCCGAGGAGTTCGGGAATACCAACGAGGGTCGTAAGGCTTCAGCCGAGTTTAAGGAGATACTGCGTGGGATAGAGCGGTCCGAGGGCGGTAAGGCGGCGTTCGAGTTCCTGCTAGCCGGTGGTCATCTTGGCTTCTCCAAGGATATGTGGGGATCCGAGGAGGGTGATTATTACGAGAATCTGGTTGATAAGATCACGGAGCAATCTGTATCATCATCAAGGATAGAGAAGGTAGAGGAGGCGATGGCGACAATAAACGAGATCAATGACCAGCTAAGGCCCTTGCTTATCCAGTACCGGGATAGCACGAGATACGGGGAATATGATTTCGATCGTCTTCGTGGATCATCGTCATTAAGGAAGATAAACGAGCTATACGACCGTCTGGCCGAGGCCAAGAGTGTTATTAACGCCGCCGCTTCCGCTGAGGCTATTGAGATGGATATGCCTGATACGGTGGAGAGTGGAGTCACGGATTCTTACCGTAACGCTTTAAGGGATGCCATGGCATACGACAAGGGTATGGATGAGATTAAATTCGCCAAGGAACATATGTCTGCCCGCTCCCGGAGTCAGGTAGATAGGATGGCCGCCAAGCTGTCACAGAAGAATCCATCATGGACATCCATGGAGACAACGTTCCTTAGAAAAAAATACGGTCCTGATTTCAGTGATAAGCTGGCTAATGATATAGCTATGGGTAAGGCTAATAGTATACTTATTGAGTATGCCAGAACCCGGCTATATCCTTATATGAGAAAATACTCTCCCAAAGGGTATTCTGATTTTGTCAGGAAGATAAATAACGGTACGTATAAGGTGTCGGATTTTTTTGATGCCATGGAAAGCGGTATATCAAAGGAAGAAAGCGTGTCCCGTTTCGGCTTCGATATTAATATGATTGATTTGTCGATCAACAACCAATGGTTAGATGAGGCTGATTTCGAGAGTTCCTTCCGGAATCCTAATTATAATCCCGATCTAGGTTATGGATATCATACGCCTAGATTTGATAAGTACAAGAATGAGGCTTTCTTCAAAAAATACGGTATTACCAAGGAAGGAGAGGAGGCCACGATCAACAAGGATAAGTGGGAGATGAGGAAGGAATTGCTTAACATAAGCCGTAAGGCTATGGAGGATTATGATGAGCGTTTCAGGAATATCTACCAGATACCACAGATATCCAAGGGCGGAGTGGAGAGGATGGTGCAGGCCGGGGTTGACCCGAAGGCGGCCATCGGAAACGCCGTACGTGACATCGTTGGCGAGAGGGTTGATGATCCCATACATGGTCAAGGACAAGACCTAGGAGGGCTTGATGAGAACGATAACAAATATCGCATGATTCCCAAATACTATCTGAGCAAGCTAGAGAATGCCGATGACGTATCCCATGACTTCGCGTACTCCTATTCTATGCTATCCCTTCAGGCGGCATCTTATAAGTATAAGAGAGCTGCTTTGGATGATGTTATGGGATATAGGAATATGATGCTTGAGACACAATATGATGGGGGAAAGAATCCAGAAGCCACTCATGCCTACAGGATGTTTCAGGACTGGGTTAACGCCAGTATCTATGACGTTAGGATAAACAATAAGCGGACTGAATGGAATATAGGCAATTATAAGGTCGATCTTAATAAGCTGGCCCTTATGTTTACCAAATTTGTGTCCAAATCCAACTTAGGCTTCTCCCCGTTCGTGGCGGCTACCGGTGCCCTTACCGGGCAGGCCAACTTCCTTTTGGAAGGTATGGTAGGACAGTACATAAGCAAGGACTCCATGAAATACGCTTATGGAGAAGCCCAGAAGCAGTTAAGCACGTACGTGTCTGAGATCGGGGACATAAATCGTACCAATAAGTTATATGTTGTCGGTGAGGCCCTAGGTGTGTTTAATGTCCGCAACCGTGTACGATCGGCGGCATATAACAAGATCTGGAGAACCTTATTCCGGGATCTGCCATTTAAGATGATGGAGGTTTTGAACTCTCCTTTGGACCCGCAGGTTATTATCTCGGTAATGGATGACACTCGCCTGTATGAGGGTCAGTTCTGGTCATATTCTAATTTCAAGGAGATGATGATGAAGGACAGGAATATGTCCGCTAATGAGGCTAAACGTAATTGGGAGCGTTTAAGGGATTATTCCATATGGAACTTAGTAAATGTCAAGGACGGGAAGATCGTGGCTAAAAACGAGGCTAATAAGGATATTATAGACCGATACATACCTACATTGTCCAGCAGGGTCAGGAGTATGGTGCAGATATGCGACGGCGCCCTTAACGAACAGAACCGGGTGGGGGCTAGCCGGAACGCTATCCTTAACATGGTGCTCCCTCATCGTGGATGGTTTATACTTGCCATTCAACGGGCATACAAAAAAGCCGGGTTTAACTTCCAGACCAACCAGTTCGAGGAGGGATATATGAGAACGTTATGGAGATTCGCCGGAGATATCTATAATATGATGTCAGAAGGCAGGATGAAGGAAATACATGACGTGCTGAAAGAATATCATAGTCTTAATCCTTATGAGCAGACCAATATCAAGCGATCGCTTATCAATATGGCAGTATTCGCTACGATGATAGCCATAGGAAGGGCTTTGATGGGATATAGGGAGGATAATGAGGATAGCTGGTTCGGGCAGTTCATTACCTATATCGGGTTCAGGACGATCAATGAGATCGCTTCCCAGACATCCCCGTTCATGGAGCTTAACGCCATAGATATGCTGCAAGATCCGCTGGTTACGGCCCGGAAGTTAGGCGATCTCACCGATCCCCGGAACTGGGACCCGTTCGCTACTGTCCAGACCGGTGTGTACAAGGGCGAGAGTAAGTTGTGGAGACAGCTCATGAAGTTCTCGTTTGGTAAGCAATGGTATAATATCAAGACGGCTAGGGATATTAAGCAGACATCCGACTACTGGTTGATGACCAACGGCATGACGATGGGATTCTTCTTAGGAGGCAGGGATAAGGATGAGTCCGGGGAGGACGCTAATTGGTATTTTGACAGGGGAAGATAACTGATATGGTATGACAAAAAAAATAGCCGGTCAATTGTTTAAAACAATTTGATTGGCTATTTTTGTATTCCCATCTATCCATCCCGGACGGATGGGAATAGGTAATTATTTTATGAATACAAATGTAGATCTTTTTCATGATTCCACGAACAATAGTAATGGAATTTTGACGTCCGAATCCAACGAAATGGATTTAAATACATTAATACCGGTAGTAGATAATAATAATCATAAGGTTGTAGACGCCAGGCTTCTTCATGCGTTTCTTCAAATAAGAAGAGATTTTACATCATGGATAAAAGATCGTATATCAAAATACGGTTTTATTGAAAATCAGGACTTTGTATTGATAAAATATGATTATTTAGGTAACTTACTGAATGACAGACTCCCCCATTTTGGTGAGTCTGATACTCAGGTAGTTGCAAAGACTGATTACCTGCTATTGATGGATATGGCCAAAGAGCTATGTATGGTAGAGAATAATGATAAAGGGAAGAAAGCTAGAAGGTATTTTATCGAGAAAGAAAAAGAATTAAAGAAGTTGGAAAAGTCGAATAATGATCAAGTAAGTCATTTGCGTATTCCCGACTTTTCCAATCCAGCGGAAGCTGCAAGGGCATGGGCTGATGAGTATGAGGCCAAGGTGAAGGCCGAGAAGGAAGCTATGTTGGCACTAGAAGCCAAGAACAAGGTCGAGGAGGAAAAGAAGATTGTCCAAGCCGAATTAAATACGGCTATAGATACGATAAAGGAGAATGAACCGGTAATTGATATGTTTAAAAGGTCTATTCCAAGAGAAGGTGTCCTTATCCGTGAATCATCAAAATATTTTGAGCAATTTGGCTATTATATCGGGATTAAGAACATGTATCCGTTATTACAGGAATTAAAATATGTTTTTAGGAATGAGAGAGGTAGGATAGAGGCATATCAGTCCGCTCGTAATTCTGGATTAGTTACATATGGATCTGATCCTGGTGATGAATATTGGGAGGCTAAGGCCGTGACTGTTATGATAACATTAAAGGGATTTGTTAAACTGGAAGAATTGTCAAGAAAAAAAAGGAGCGTTTTTGAGAAATATGGTCGGTTCACGATATGATGCCCCTCACTGCGATTATTCTGATAAAGGCAAGGCTATTAGAGCGCTTACTGGCGATAATAGGTTCACTAAAGATATTGATTATAAAGTTTTTACCCAAAATGGTAAAAACCCTACTGAGGGAAGATCAACAATTGTATATACGATAACTGCATTTTGCGTGGAATGTTTGATAACAAGGAAAGAAAGATGAGTATAAATAAATAGTTATACCATTGATAATTAATGTAATCCAAAAATGGATTTACATAATAATAGAAGGATAGGCGATTATCATCCTATCCTTCTTATTTTCGTTATCGGTTATTATATTTATACACAAAATCATCCACATCCATATACTCGCACCCGAAGTTTTCCGCCGTCTTCTTATCGGAGTCGGAGAACTGTCCTTCTTTTCCGGAAGCGTCCCCGATCATCAAGATAGTATCGTATACGATCTTTTCTTCCTCATCTTCATCGTTATTCATGTATTCGACGAAATCCATATACTCTTTTATCATCCCTATATTCGGCTTCCTATTGACGTTGCGTTTATTATTGCTTTCGCAGTAATAAGCGCTTACGGATATATCCGTGTAATCTTCCAAGGCGTTTGATATGTAATCGAATTTATACTCAAACATCTCTCTGTCTACGAATCCTTTTTCTATGCCTCCTTGATTTGATATGATCAGTATATCATCAGGAGCGTAATTTTTGATAGCCTCAAACACGTCGAGTTTGATTTTCATATCCCATATACCTTTAGGGAATGTATTCCCTGACAATGTCTCAATCAGTGTCCCATCTAAATCTGTTATTAACAATTTACACTTTTTCATGATTCAAAATTTAAATGATATATAATTACCTATCTTATAATAAATTATTTTGTCTTAATAACACCAGCATCTTATCCCAATCCACATATCCTTTATCCGTAAGTGGAGTGCCGATATTCCTATCATCTATATAATAATCACAATACACTTTTGGTGATGATGATACTGGCTCAGGATTGTAGTTTACCGAATACAGATCAATATGATTGTATCTAAACCAGTCTACGGCATCCTGTAGATATTTACCATCTCTTACCGTATATAATATCAGAAGATTCTTATCAGCCAATTTTCTCAATACGCTAGCGGCTCCGATATTGTCTCCTACGTAAGGGTATAAGTCTGTCACGCATGTCCCATCGAAATCTATTCCTATTATTTTTTTCATATCACCTCTTATGATAAATACTCCTCTATTTTCTTAGCCATATCAATAAGCATCTCACATCTAAGGTCGTTGAGATCCTTACAGAACCTCATTTCCTCCTCATGCTTTTCCTCCGGCGATCTGTTATCACTTATATTGTAGCATGGTGATGAGCATATCGGTATGGGCTTCATGGCCTCTATGGCTAATTTGATAGCCTTTTCTTTGATATCTCTTATATTAATTTCTTTTTGCGCCCAGATCATACCGCTATTATGGCAATCAGGGAAATCGATATGATCAAAGTCACGTATTGAACAACATCCCTCGTTATAAAAACAACATCCTGCACAATGATCTTCTTTTATCTCCGGAATAGCCACGTACGTCTTTCCTCCGTATATTCTAACTTCTCCCTTTCTTACCTTATTCGTCTTATTCATCTTATCAAATTTTTATATCCTATTTTCTTTAACTGCTCTTCGGTAGCTTTCTCCTTCGGGAACTTCCCGTGCCATTTACCGGGTATCACGACATCACGGCCGTCAGGGCTGGTAGCCAGCCTCCCGCATTCGCTGCACAGCCCCATGCCCTTGTACGGCTGTAGTTCCTTGGCATAGTCAAATTCATCCACCATATACTCGTTTGTCAACATCCAGTAACTAGACGTAGCGGTATTATCGATACAGCCGCATTTAGCGCATACAAACAAGCTCATAGTAAGTTCTTTTTTGCCTCATTAAACAACCGTTCTACCAGATTCTCAAATTCACCATCAGGCTCTATTATATTTCTTATCTTTATCTGTATGTTTTTATGTTTTGCCAAAGAATAATAATTGTCCTCTACATTATAATGAGCCACAGGGCCATCTACGTAAATAGCTTCATTTGGATCTAGCTCATTTTTATAATAATCTTCTACGGTATTTATAGGAATATAACGTAGATTATCTATTCTCATTATAGAATATTCATCGAATTTGACGTATTTCCCAACGACCCATTTATAGTTCTCTTTTAGATTAGCCTGCATCTTGTTTTTTTCTTCCTTCAACTTATTTTCCAGTTCTTCAATCTTATTCATATTCTATCTGTTTTAATGTTATTGTTATTAAATCTGTTTATCATCTCATTAAAGAATTGACGGTCTATCTCCACAAGCAGGGAGTCCCTTCCCTCCTCGCAAGCCGCTATCCCTGTCGTTCCGCTCCCGGCTACCGGATCCATTACCGTATCTCCCGGATTCGTGTATGCCCGTATCAGGTATCTTAATAACTCCACCGGCTTCTGGTTGGGATGGACGGCTGATTTTTGCCTGTCTGTCTTGAACGTCATGACCGATAGCGGGTATCTCTCCGTGCTATCGTATGTAGTGAGACCGGTCTTGCCGTATAATTCCGTTTCCTTGCACCCTGCTTTACTAGAGGCCTTGGATACTTTCCTGACATGACCATAAGTCTTTTGGGGATTATATGTATGCTTCCCAAGTGGCATAGGTGAGAAGATAAGTATCAACTCATGATTTCTTAATGGAGCTTTCTTGGCGTTAAGAAAACCGGTAGGGGTAGTCTTATGCCAAACAAGGTCGTACCGGTACCATCCCGCTGGGGCGACCCTCATGATCTCGACCGCCGCCGTGAGGGAACAGGTGACGGCTACCACCCCGTACGGACACAGCATTTTTTGGATTACCTCCCACATCGCCTTATAATCAAATCCCTCCTTGTCGTATCTTGCCTGGGTTATCTTATAAGGAGGGTCGGCAAAAAACAAATCTTACCTTCCCTACCATATCCTTGAATACGGACATCGCCATACCCATATCCCCGTTAAACGCCCTTACTTTCCCGTTCATCATCAACCCTCTCCACTTTAATTGTTCCCATATCACCTGAAGGTAACGTAATACCGCTATACACGTTATTCCAGTTCTCGTCAATGGCCAACTGATGTAATATCGACCTATATATCTGGTAGGTGTTACCGATAAGTCTCTTCCTATTTATCTTATCCTTACTACCCCCATCATATCCTATATGCTCATAATCCCCAAGATCAGGGAACAGTCTTCTTCTTATCGCTCGTGAGTTATTGACTATAAAGCTTCTTATCCCCAGCGTTTCCGCTCCATCCATATCATTTATCAACGTATCTGTCGTATGTTGTAGGTCCATGTCGCCAGCGGCGAATCTACTGATGTCTTCCACGCATTGGGATATCAGCATTAGCTGCTCCCTTGTCAACGTTATTTTATAAAGTTGTTTATTATCCATGATTATCTGATATTAATTTTTCTTTTATATGTTTAGATATATCAATTATCTCATCTTTTATATTGCAATCATCTTTTAATAATGAACCAAATATACATGATATGGCGCTCTTTAGGCCTAGCGCTATCCCTATCTCCAATATTTTTTTATCGGTATTAGAGATTTCTACAGGTTCATATAATATTGATGATATGTTGTTAACGACGTATATTATATCATCTTCATTCATTGATGTAGATTTATCGACAATAGCTATAAAATCTTTTATAATCATAATATAAGCTATTTTTATTTCTTTTATCGTATCATCGCTTAGATGTCTATCTCTTATATGCCTTTCAACATACTTGTTTGCTAGATTCTCTATTTTGTTTGATTTGTCCATTTGTACTATCAATTATTTAGTTAATAATAGATCATAGTCCTCTTCATCTATACTCCCATTATTGTTGACATATATAATGAAATCATTTAAAAGCACGGCATTATCCTTGGATAAGGCTTTTATAATAAGCTCTCCATCATCTTTCAACATCACATGCACAGTATCCCAGATAACATATTTTTGACATTCTTTCTCAATCTTCTTGATTGTTTTAAGTATTGTCTCCTCATATCTTTTTACTATTCCGCGCATTTCAGTCGTATTATATTTACGTATAGCCGTGAATATATATTCCTTTTTACAATCCCAGCATTTTATCAGTCTTTCTGATCCGCACGCCTTATCCTCGTAGAAGAAGCAACCCTTACATGGTTCATTATGGTCGTAGCTTAATACTACAAGCAGCTCCACACCATTCTTGTATATCACGTCTCCTTGTTTCATCTTGTCTATTTTATTAATCTCATTATCAATATAGTAAAGTTGGATATTATCCATACTATAGATATCCAGAACGTTGTACTTAACATAAGACCTATATTCCTAGGTATAGGATCTACTCTCCTGAATGTCAGGATCATGAATATAAATGTCTTGAAGTTCATAATTTATTATATTTTTCTATATAGTTAACTATAAAATCTTTAACTCCTTTTGGGACATCTGTTAGTTTAAGTTTTCCTTGGAACATATCCTTGCCGTACTCGTCCATGATCTCCCCGAATGAAGGATTCATGACTCTTGTTGACATAGATATCGGTTGATCGGTATCGAATTTGAGGACAATCGTTTTTCCGCTGTTTATCACCTTTTTTAAAGCCACGTAAAGTTTTCGGCCTTTTATTATATCACAATTCCCTTTTAGGATATTGGACATATGTATAACATGCTCTTTCTTGATACGGGGAGCTTGCTTCCTAGGACTTGTGTTATTTATATAAACAATATCCCCTCCATTTAACTTCCATTTATCGAAACATGACAAACATATACCGTAATCCGCCCATTTTCTTATTCTAGGCAACATCCGTTTACTTCCTGCCGGCATCTTTTTCCCGCAGCATTTGCATTCCCAATCTTTGATGGTCCTGAACTCTGCGTAATCATCTATCGAATATTTTCTTTTAACCATTCACCTGATTTTAATTTTCTTTTTCTATTTTCAAAATTATCATCACCATACTCATAATTAGGACAAGCTTTGTTGCTTGGTCGTCTAACATAAGTCTTTTGCTTCCTGTTATATTTACTGTTAGGATTTATATAATGGTCACACACTTGCCAAATAGAGCAACATACTTTCCCGTATCTTTTCGCCCACTCCTGATCATGTAGATGTATACAAGTGGCGCAAGTCGGATTCTTAAGCTTATCCTTGTTATCATCTATGATCTTATTGACCCGATCAAGAATAACATGCATTTTTTCAATATTTATGACGTTAAATGCATCTGGTATTGGAAGATATGTCATCGAGCTTATATCTATGTCCATTTCCTTAGACTTATCGTAAGCCGATTTGTATTTCCTTACCATCAAATCTTTTAACTGATTTACCTTCTTCTCATATGTTCCCATGTCTCATTCGGTTTTCCATCCCTGTTTCCTTAATAAATCCACCATCATCCCTTTTATCTTAGGGCTAATGGCTTCGGTAAGTATATCAGCGGCCAAATTGATAGAGAAGCTGGTCATCCTAGACTCCCCTATATATTTCTCGCTGGTAACTTCTTTCACATAGTCGTGAATATCCTTAATCATCTCATTTTGAGATCTTAGGAGATCCAGTATCTCATCGAGTTTATCATCCATCTTTTTTCTCAAATACACCTGACAATAACCAGACAATCACTATCAAAAAGAAAAATAACCCAAGAGCCTCATCCGGGTAATCATGCATGGCCTCTAGAACATCTCTCATAGCTTGACATCCATTTTGTTGATTATCTTATAAAATATATCCCTAGTCAGCTCAATATCATAAGTAGCGTCATGGAGTTTATCCTCATTAATCTCAATACCCATAGTTCTGGCCACGGTCATCAACTTAAAGTTCTCCATATCGTTCCTTACGCCCATCAGGAATGGTGTTACCATAACATACACATCCATGCAATTAGGATAGAACCATGATCCAAAATACTTATCCCCACATTGCTGGAATAAAGCCCGTAGGAAGCTGTTATCGAATCCAGCGTTGTTATACCCCACTAAATACATTTTATCCCTCTTATCGAACTTATTCACGTATTTGGATAATATACCAACTAACTGCCTGTATCCGTCTTCCATAGGCTGATAAGACTGCACTTGCTCCAAGGTAACGCCGGCCACGTCCAGTGCCTCTTGCTCTATCGTAGCGGCAGGGTTCGGGGATAGGCGGATGTCAAACCTCTCGACCTCCTGCCCGTCGATATCCACGATCCCTCCTATTTGGTGTATCCCGTTTCTCCAGAACTTAACCCCGGTTGTCTCTAAATCGAAAAATAGTAATTTGCTCACGTTGTTAAAATTATTCGTTTTTTAATGCTTATATCCCTAATATTTCTGCTACATAAACAAATCCGTAGCATATACAATCATTATGTTTCTCATGCCATACGACGGCGCACGGGAAATATAACGGCATGTCCTCAGCCATAGGATCCTCTTTGAGGTCATCGATGTTTATCTTCTCCCTCCACCTCCACAGGTCTTGGATATCGTTCAAAATTAATTTCTCCATAACTATGACGGATGTTAGATGTTAGTAATTCAATAGCTAAGCTGATCATAGCTCCCGCTTCAGTAAGTTGATTCATTTGGGCGTACATTCTATGCTCTGCACTACGATAAGCCTCTCTACTACTTATGGTGTCTAGTAAATCATCTATAGCGTTTCTAAGAAGATCGGTCATCCCATGCCCTCCTATGCCCTTGAAATAATAAATATCACGACCAGCGTAAAACATGTCCTGATAGTTGTAAATTTTATAGTAAAACATAGTAAACTACTTAATTTTAAACGCTTCACCGGGACTCGTAACCTCATCCCTCGACGTCCGATTATAAAGGATGTCAACTCCCATCCTCTTGATATTTATGGCGGCATTTAAATCCCTATCAATCTTGATGCCGCAATTCCCACAGGCAAAAGTTCTGTCCGACAAAGATAAGTCATCTTTCTTCCAACCGCAATTACTACAGGTCTTGGAAGAAGGGTAAAATCTATCTATGACAGACAGAGTCTTACCATACCACTCACACTTATACTCAAGCAAAGTCCTGAATAGGCTGAAGCTAGCATCGGATATAGAACTAGCCAGTTTATGGTTCTTAACCATACCTGACACGTTCAAATCCTCGATACATATAGTATCGTAGTTATTAACAAGATATGTAGTCAGATTATGCAAGAACCATAATCTCCTGTTAGAGACCTTGTTATGTAACCTCGCTATTTTAAGCCTGTTCTTATGCCATCTATTACTGCCTTTGGTCTTCCTTGACATATATTTCTGTATCCTAGATATCTTGGATTGGTTTTCTCTAAGATACTTAGGATTATCAATAACAATTCCATCTGATAAGGTGGCGAACTCCTTTATTCCTAAGTCTATACCTACTTCCTTACCAGTTTTAGGCTTCTTGGTAATCTCACAATCTACGGTTATAGATACGAAATATTGGTTAGCCGGGTTCTTGGATATAGTACAAGAAAGGATCTTACCGTTTTCAGGTATATTCCTGTCAATAACAACCTTAACCCAACCTATCTTTTCTAATCTAATCCTATCTCCTTCTATCCTGAATTTCTGGTTAGGAAGCCTATATGACTGTGTATTACCTTTCTTCTTGAACGAAGGTCTACCTATCTTCTTTCCCCTGTTCTTGGAGAAATACTGTTTTACGGTCTCCTTGAAATCTGCAACCTTTTGTTGGATAGCGGCAGCGGATACCTCTGATAGCCAAGGTCTATCTTCTATAAGATCAGACTTTTGGATAATACTAGGCTTAGGATTGTCTTCCTTATCATAGGAATTAAAAGAAGCTACATTGGCATTCCAGATAAGGCGTACACATCCGAAGGTCTTGGAAAATAGTATTTCCTGAGACCTGTTAGGATATATGCGATATTTGAATGCCTTTATCATTCTACTAATATAGTGATTATTCTATTGATTTACAATATAATTCTATGGAATTTATGAAATTTAATTATACTCTATCCCGGATAGATGGTATTTCTCGTTGTCTATCTCCACCTCTCCTTCTTCTATAGCTCTCAACAACTTCCAATCTATCTTTACATCAGCTTGACGATTTTTTACCTTTACATAGGCATATCCGCCATAATGAGAACCCAGCGTCCTCATCGTAAGTTCATTGACTTTTTGTTTGTCTCCATCCATAATAATCTGGTTTTTAATGTTGATACAAAGATATGATTTAAACAAAAATAAAAGCATGAATAATATTAAAATAATATTAATCATGCTTAAATATAAATATATCCATTCTAGTTCTCACGGATATACGTATTCGTACTCATCTGGAGGAGATGTCTTGTATTCAACATCGCACTCCATAGTTGTAAATTTCATAGAAAATCATAGAAATAATTAAGATATTCTACTCCATTTTAGACGCTTCAACACAACTGGCAACCCGGCTGCTCTGCGTCCGTATAGCCGCATCAACTCCTACGGCTTGTATGTTAATCGCTGCGTTGAGATCCCTGTCGATCTCCATGCCGCAATCTTTGCAGACAAATGTTCGATCCGATAATTTCAGATCTTTATTCTTCCAGCCACATCTTGAACAGGTTTTCGAGGATGGGTAAAAACGATCTATAACAATCAGTTCTTTACCATACCACCTACACTTGTATTCAAGTTGGTTACGGAACATCGAGAAAGAAGCATCATATACAGAACCGGCAAGTTTGTGATTCTGTAGCATACCGGAAGCATTTAGATTCTCAATACAGATAACATCGTAATTATTTACCAGCATCGTGGTCAAATTATGCATGTACCATGAACGCTTGTTGGCTATATCACGATGAAGTCTTGATACTTTTAGCCTGCATTTGTTTCTTCGATTACTTCCTAATTTCTTTCTTGATAAATGCCGTTGCATCCTTTTTAACTTCGCTTGGTTCTCACAAAGAAAATGGGGATTCTCAACAGCAATCCCATCAGATAATGTAGCTAATGTCTTAATCCCTAAATCAACTCCGACTGTTTTGCTAGTTTTCTGTTTGTAACACTGTTCTGTTTCTACAAGAACTGATACGAAATATTGACCAGCACGGTTCTTTGAAACGGTACAGGAGATAAAACGAGCGTTGTCTGGAACTCCACGATCGATAACAATCTTAACCCATCCGATCTTTTCGATCCGGATCTTATTGTTAGTGATTTTAAACTTCGGGAACGGCAATCTAAACGACTGGTTGTCGTGTTTATTTTTGTAATTCGGTTTACCGAGTTTTTCTTTCCCGTTCTTGTTGAAGTATTGTCTGGAGAACTCAATAAAATCACGTTGCTTCTGCTGCAAGGTGGCTGCCGATACTTCATTTAACCAAGGTTTTTCAATAACAAGATCCGACTTTGTCGGGAATTTCGGATTAGGGTTTGTTTCTTTATCGTATGAGTTAAATGAGTCAACACAAGCATTCCATACAACACGTACGCATCCGAATGTTTTTGCAAGAAGTTCTTCTTGTGTTTTGTTCGGATACATACGATATTTATATGAACGCTTTATTAGACTCATCATCAATTCATTTTAATATATTAAATATACAAATAATTCTATGATTTTACAATGGATTACTATCGATTTTGTAATTATTTAATCATACTTGTCTCCTCTTCTGTATACTAACGCTACCCAACAGTCGTATTTTTTGCTGTATCCTATAAGAGGGACATTAGCCATAGGCGGATTATCCTCCGTTTTGTACCTTATTCTTGCTGTTTGTTTTATACTCATATAATCCATTTTTTAATAATGTTGTTATCAGTGAAAATAATGTATCTATAAGAAGTCTCTCGCTACTCCAATATATAGGGATCTCGTCTATATCTCTATACGCTACAGACCATGCATGTTCTAGCTTATAACATTCGAATGTAGAACCCTCTATCTCATATGGGAGTAAATTCAGTAACGTCCCTACATCCCAAACAGGATTGGATACATCAGGGGTAACGGCCTCTATCAACCCTATACGACCAGCGTTATCCTCCATAGAATGTAATTGATCCAGATACTTGTCTCTGAAGCCGCTGGCGGTAGAGATAGGGAGGCCGGCCTCGACCAGCACTCTTCCCTGTTCTTTTGTGGTAAAAATCCGTTCCTTCATAATTTCATTTTCCTTTCTACTGTAACTATCGTATCATTATGCCATCCCCCATGAGCCACAAGAAGAATCTCCTGCTGCTCGAAGCCAAGCCCGGTCCCTATACCGCCGGAGTTCCACGCGCAGGTAATGACCACCCCTCCTTTCTTGGTGATCCTAGCTATCTCCTTCTTCTGCTTAGCCCAATAACTAGATTGTGTTGTTTGCATATCAACAGCACCTCCAAGTCTTTTATACGACTCGGATACCTGTCTCGAGGAATATGGTGGATCATATAGTACCATATCAGCTATATTATCCTTAAGACCACACAGGAAGTCCGTGGCGTCCTTATGATACATAGCCTTAGTCTCAGGGTCAAGATCGTTGGTGATCGTCCCTATATCGCTGTTTCTGGCGAATGGATCCACTATAACCATCCCCTCTTCTCGATATTTATCTATAAGTTCCCTTATCGGTTTTATGCTGAATGTTTCGCTGTTCGGCATTGACCATTTCTTGTTTATAATCATCTCTTAACTCTGTTTTAAATTTAAGCTTCATAGTACTTCTAGGTACAGGATCGCATATGTCATCCCACCAATTCTTGTGTCCTTTTGGTGGATGTATATCCTTTTTCCATGAAGACCCCTTAACTGTTTTGACTCTTCCGTATGGCTTCATTTTGCTCATGTTTATCACATGTCACATTAGTACCCGTTTCTGATGATCCGAACATAAGCTCATCAGTGATCTTGCGAAACTCCTTTACAATATCATTCATCTGCTTACGCTCTATGCTTCTTAGCAAATGGGCTATCACATCCACTGTCCATCCGTTTCCAGCTAAAGACATGGCCGTATTCGGGGCTATCCCATCAAGGTAATCATCCGGCAATGTCTGTAGCCTACATATCTCCACCGGGATCAGGTATCTGAATTTGTCTTTCATGTCAAAGGCATTAGGATATCTTCCGGGAGGCAACGATGATATCACGTTATCTTTCATGACTGTTGTAAGGCAATTACTTTTCTTAATAGAGGTAGTATTCTTGTCTTTTCTTACTTCCAGACATTGTATGATTTTCACGTTCTTGTCATAGTCCTTTCGGTGTCCGTTGCTATCTATTCTTCGACCAACGATAGTTGATATATAACGTCCTCTTATGGTCCCAGATTTCCATCCTTTATCATTCTCTAAAACATCATCTAACGATATATGTTTGTCTTTCGGCATTTCTACTGGCCAATTACACCAATAAAGACGATGCCGGGTCTGCGCCGATACCAAGGCGCTATCGATCTCCACCGGCTCTACGCCCAGCTCCTCCGTTATCACTCGGCGATGCTCGTCCCGCATCCGGACGTTCTCGCCCAAGAACAGGATCTTACCTTTGGTCTCCTTCTTTAAATGCCTTACGATGTCCGAGAAGCAAAAGAAAAGTCTCCCCCTTGCGTCCATGAATCCCTTACCCTTACCTGAGCTAGAGAAACTCTGGCAACAGAACCCTCCCATGACCAGATCTATGTCTTTCCAAGGGATATCCCATGTTCTCCAGTTATTGACATCTCCTAACCGGATAATATCAGGGAAATGCTTCTGGCTCACCTTTATGCATGTATTGTCTATCTCCGAGGCGTAATAAGCATCTATAGGTATGCCGGCTCTTTGTAACGCTAGATACCCACATGATATTCCGTCAAATAATGATAATACTTTCATATTGTTTATTTATTCTCAGGCCTAAAAATATCCTTTGCGATCATATCAAGGGAGATTTTATGTATCTTAGGTAAGACCTTAACCAATTTTATACCAAAATTTTCGCCTCTCTTAACAAACGTCCATTTACCATATATGATTCCATGCATCATGTTCTGTATTACTTCCTTACTGTCTGTCAAGAATACTTGGTAATAGACACTTTTGGCATAATTAAAATCCTCCCCATGATCATTCGCCGGTCTTAATATCATTACAGCCGAAGAGCGTCCACGAACGAATCCGTGTATCTCAAGGCATTCCTCGAACTCATAATTATCACGTTCCTCGTCATGATCATCTTTAACCCACTTACATGGTTTTCCATCTTTAAATGGGATTCTTAACTGTTTCTTTGTCATAATTGTTTTTTATATTAATTGTGATATTACTCTAATAGCATAGAAGGAAACGCCCTTTCTCTCATCATTTGGATAAAACTCATTCCCGTTATAAGTCACTAACCATGCTTTCTCATAATTATATTGAGTGCTAGTCCAATAACTTGTAGCGCCTTCGCCTATATCTAATCCATCGATAAGAGACATGCATCTGTTAATCTCATCTAAATTATTTATGATCTCCATCCATTCTCCCACTGATGCTAGATATCCCATTTGCCCGTTCTTGAATTGAGTAACAGTGCATTCATAAGCGGCACTAGCATGCGTATATTCCGCAATACTTTGTGTGTTTTGAAATCCATTAAAATCTTTTTTGGCTTCATTACTTGATGTTATTGTAGTCACTCCTTGGATCAATCCAGTCGTATTAGACCAGCTTCGATTCTTAATCTCAATACCTGAAATAACGAAGCTGCTGTTGTCGCTTATCAACGCCACTCCCACGGCGTCGTTTCTCCACGAATAATTCCATTTATCACTAGTATATAACTTGCCATTGGTGTATAAGATATATATACCGTTTGAAACGGTTTGACCGCCTATCATCCTTCTTCTCATATTCTTCTATCTTGCTAATGTATGTTTATAATTCTAAGTTTATCATATTCTTCAGTAAGAATCCCATGATCAAACAATTTGTTAACGTCTATTTCAAAGTCCCTATATTTGTCAGTTATATTGTTATCAGTCCACATGTTCAATATCCCCTTATCATCCAACTGCATATGGATAAAGCCTTTTGTCACCTTCTTTCCGGCTTTAAGAGCCTCTACGTCTTTATCGGTAATCTTTTTCATGCTTTCAACATTTTATCGATACAATTAAATTCATCTTTCATCCTGATCTTTATGCCCCCATATGATAATTCCTTATGAGCTGTGACAAAATAATCAACCGCATCTTCATCTAATAAACTATGCGGACACCTTTCCCATACAGGACTTTGATCTAGATGATCCCATGTAGCTACAAGTAACTTATTCTTGTCATCATCAATAGCTATTTTGTATGTCCCTGTAGTAGACTTACGTTTAATGATCGCTCCATTTAACATCTGTTTCTTAGCCCAGCTCCATGAGCCTCTCAACCCAAATGTTCTTATAACCCAGTTATTTATCTTCTTCATTTCAAATTATTTGTTAAAAGTGTAATATAAATATAAATACATAAATTGAATAGGGCTATTCACCATGCCCTTATCAGTAGGATCATCGTATTTGTCAAGCCAAAGACGAAGCGCCTCCCAATCGATATCCTTACGGTCACATACCATGCAGGCTAGGTTAGCCCCGAACAGTTCCCCGTCGCCGCCCAGCGACTTGTTAAACCTCTTGGCTAGTCTTTCCTTGAATCCATTATCATACCATATCCCGGAAGTAGCGGCATAACAATAATAAGCGTTGTATTTCATTTTCACGCCCATCCTCTCAAATAAAGACGTATGCCATATCCGGTCAAGGAAGAATACTATTCCACGATAGATAAAGGTTCGGAGATTCTTCCTGTATTTCTTCCCTAAGAAGCTATCTACGCAAGATATAGTCCCGCCTGAATAGTACCAGTTATTGGCGCCTCTCTTGACCTTATCCGTCATCTTGAACTTATTCTTTCTGTCTTCTACCCTATCCCACGGCTTCAGCTTATCCTCATTAAATGTCGGGCAATAATGATAGTAATGATTGATCCACGAGAGGTAGGGATTGTATATCGTATATCCATTGTCGCTGACATATGAGTTCATATCATATCCAAGTTCTTTGGCTAGAATAGATCCTTCATCAGCTAATACCTTCAATATCGGGTTCAAGTTCCATATCTGATCTTGGCTGACGAACATCGAGTAGCATGGATCCTCATCCTCCCCATACCATCCTCCCATCCCGCTCACTATTTTATCCAAATCAAGTGAATAATCTTTCCCGGATGAAAAGTCATCTCTAAGGAAAAACCCTCTATATGGGATCATGTCATATACACCCGGTTGATCCTCAAACATATGTTTAGCGTTCTCGGTCAATCTGATCAATGTTTGCAAGGCAGAAGATATATCTATGGGCGCATATTCACACCCATAGACCTTATTATTTATCCAAAGATATTGAAGAAGCTCGGCTATATTAATAGTCCCGTCCTCCACATATCCTGTCTTGTTATCGAAGTTTATTTTGGCTAGAGGTATATTACTTCCTTGTGGTTGGTCACTTTTTTCATTACAACAATGCACGAACCTGTCAAAGAATATATCTTTCCAGCCAAAATATTTATCACTTAGCGTCATGAGCCTATTTCTTGTCGTATAACGACATGACGTTAATAAGATCAGCTTTTCTGGCCATCCCCTCAAGTTTATTAAAGCCATCCATATTATCTCCACTGACGATAATAGTAGGATATACCTCTATACCGTACTTGGATATCTCCTCATCCGTGGCTTTGTTCTCCGGGATCTGGTTTAACGTGACCTCACCCTCATATTCCTGTAACGTGTTGGCGATAATATATCGCATGTAATCGCTGTACTCAGCGTCTTTCTTCGTGAAAAAATCAATTCTTACCATTTTTAAATAGTTTTTAATCTGTTAATAATTAAATCAGCAGTAAATATAGCATTATCTACCTCATCTATACACATCTTCCTTCCATCGAAATCGTTAGATAATAAATCCTTAACAATCTGATATCTACGATGCTCCCAATTTATGTCTATATCAAAATTCAGATACCTTACATAATCATAATTCAATTCATCATAACTATAATTGAGATACTTAACTATCGGAAATGGAGTATCATCATAAATAGTGCGCTTGATTAAATCAACGTATTTACCGGTTTTTTTTATTAATAGCTCTTAATCTCTCATCTACTACTCTTTCTCCTGACTCTTCCATTCTGTAAGCCCTTTGTTATGTTTATCGTAATATAATAACGCTATGGCATTCCAGCACACTGCCGCCAGATGCATGAATCCCTCCTTGTCATATCTCTCCCCTTTCGTATAAGCGACCAAGTGTCTCATGAGTGCACCTAGATAACGATTGAACCCATCAGGTATATCTTGCCATGAGTTATCAGCATACTTCTTGGCACCTTCTGTATATACCCTCACGATGTCTTCTATCTCAGCCAAAGGAAGGAGGTCCCACCGGAGTTTGCCGTCGACCCGGTCGTTCTTCCCGCTGCCGTCCTTCCCGACGAACGGTGCGTCTGTCGTTTCCCACTCATTGGTATTACATAGACCCTCGCCGATAGGGCTATAATCCGTAAGATTATCGACCGTTTCCTCATCAATAATCCTTAATTTAATAGCCCTGTTTAATGATACAACCATTTCCTCGTCAGCCCAAGCATATTCATATGATGCTTTAAATAATGGGCATAATTTCATCATTCCTGTACGATCGGCGGTTTCAAGTACCTCAAATACCTCACCGTCATAAACAACCTTGTCGTATTTGCTAAATTCTTCTTTCATCTTAAATTCCTTTTTGCTTTATTATTATTACTGGATCATCATTAAAAGGAGACAGTATTCCAATATGCAGCAATATGCTTCGCTCATCCCCATCATTCTTTTCTGCTTTAAAGCCATTGATAACACATTTGTCACTAGATATAATAAAACCGCTTGTATCAGGATTATTTTCAATTGTAACCCATCCCTTTTTAATCGGTTCATATCTCTTTAGTTTATCAGCATCATCTTTCGTTAACCAATATTCCTCAAAAACAGTATCCGGATATTTGGTCTTTATTTCCTCGTAAGTATCATACCATGTCATATTTTCATGTTTTAGATTAATAAAATTCGCTAAGATCCCTACATTCCGGTGTCTCACCTGTTATGGAATAAAGCTCACCAGATGATAGATATACGCAATGCGATGTCTTCCCGTCCCTCCACTCGCTTCGCTTCGTAATCCCGCAAATAGCGCAGCGTTGGATCCCCGGCCCTGCCTTTACCCACGAGTGTCGTACGTTTTTCTTTCTCGTCCTGTTGGTGTTGTCAAGTTTCCTCATATTAATCCTCCAAAGTCATTATAATCTTATCTTTCCCGATAATAACCTCATTCCCGCTCCTTACATCAAAGCATTTCCCTTCATCTGCCTCCTTGAAATAAAGAGCACCATTGTACTCGAACAAACCGAAGCCGTAATCGTCTAGCTTCATTTCGTTAAGTCTCTTGAATTTGTATATTTTCCCCATATTTTCTGTATTTTTTATATTTTGTATTACTAAACACATCAAAAAGATAGATAAGATCGTTGCTATTATCCCTCCATAAAATTTAGTCGAATCATTCTTTTCATTTCCTTCTGCTATCAAATAGATAGAACACGCCATTATTATAAAGGTAGATCCTAATCCAATCATAACATTTCCCTTGTTTTCAAAAACTCCATCATATCCTCTGCACTAAGCTGGAAGCCTGCCGCCGCCTTATGGCCTCCTCCCCCGGGATAGGCTTTACGTGCCAGCGCCGAGACATCCACCTCCTCTTTGGTGGTATAGAATGAACATCTAAAGAATCTTCCGTTCCAGCAAAATGGCATCATCAGATCATGTCTCTTAGGGTTATACATAGATTCAAATGTAGTAGAGTTAAACTCCGTAGTATTCATACATATCGCCTTGTATCCAAATATATCTGCCTCGAATGAGAACATCTTCATTTCTCCTCTGTTTTTCTCGATGATATATTCTATTATGGCCTCGCCATTTCTTATCATATCAGAAACAAACTCGCCATTCGCCTTGTTTAGCACCTCCCTGACCATGTCAACGTCAAGCCCGCAATACCCTCTCATCCCATATTGGAATGAAAGAACGTCACTCCATTCGAAGCGATCATGATCCCATACATCATAAGCGCTCAATAATTTTACCACGTCAGGGGTTTCGATATCATCGAAAAGATATTCCCACGTAAGCTCACAAGCCGCCGTTCCGATACGTCTTTTGCCTTTGACATTATAGTCCTTCACAGCTTCTATCGCCGTCTTATGGTGGTCTATCCATGTGACATCTATCCCCTTGTCTTCCCATTCGTCGAATAAGAATCTCGTTCTATCGCCAAATGACACGTCAACTACAAACACCTTATCATATTTATTCACGTCAGGTATTTCCTTGCCGTAATTGTAAGGAAGAAGATCAATGTCCCCTTTGAAATACTTTTTTACTATAGCCGCTGACATTACTCCGTCAAGATCAGCCTCATGATATATACATCCTGTCATAATCTGTTGTTTTTGATTAAAAAATCTATGTATTCTTTTATATCCTTGTTCCTGTCATTATCCCAGTCAAATGTCTCGTTTATGAATTTGAAATACGATACTGGAATCGAATGAAACATCCATCCACAATACTTGCCGAATGTCATCACCGTAGATCCAAGGGGATGATCCGGCCTTCCGGGAACAGGGGCGGCGGTTACGCCCTGCGCCAGCCCCCTCCTACGATCTTTCTTGGCGGCTTTGATATCCAGATCTGTTTTCGTTACCTTATCCCCCATCGGGATATTAGTTATTAGCTTATCGCCGATAAACATTCCCCATCCATACCCCTTGTAGTTCTCTATACTAAGTTTCCTTATATCACCGAACCTTGACGAGTTGTTACAACAATCAACGACCAATGCGCTATCCTTACCGTCCTTTATCCTAACCGCCCTGCCAAGCCACTGATAAAACGACGAGAACGAAAATGTCGGTCTTCCTACTATCACGCAGTCCAGACCCGGATGATCGAATCCCGTACCGAGGGCGGAATAGTTGAACACTACCCTCGTCCCACCTGACTTGAATCTCTCGACTATAGCCTCCCGCTGCTTTTTTGGCGTGCCTCCGTGAACCATTTCCGCCATGCCAGCGCATATCTTTGCGTTCATCCATTCGGCGGCGGTATTGCAGCTCTCAACAGAATCCATAAACACCAGTATAGATCTGCATACGTCTTTTAATACCATCAACCGACGTAAAATAAGGTTGTTTAAGCCGTTTTTTCTCACCGCCTCACTAATAGACTCAGCCGTATATTCGGAGCCGTTAGAATTAAGTTTAAGGGCATCCCCATTGAAATCCCATGTCTCATATTTAAGAGGTGTCCAAAATCCTTGCCTTATCATCTCCTCTACCTGTATCACGTGAATCAGGTTCTTGAAATATACCGGTCTCATACGAGTGATGAAATTAAGTTGGGAATATGATGTCTGTCCTATCGACATGTTTTTAAGTCTACATGGCGTGGCTGTAAACCCTATCACCTTTTTCGGTTTCAGTTCATTCATGAATGTCATAAACTCGCTACCATCCTCCGGGCTATACCCGGCATGAGCCTCATCTATCAACACGTTCCTGATCCCCATCTCCTTAAGCTTATCAACAACCTTCTTGATAGACCCTAACGTGGCGTATATCATATTAGACAGCTCTTTCTTACCACAGGAAGCGGAGTAGATGGTAGCCGGTATGCCATACGACGTTATCTTGTTGTGGTTCTGTTGCAGCAATTCTTTTGATGGTTGTAAAATCAGCGTCTTATCTCCCATCAATCTAGCCGCCTCTGCTATCAGCAGTGACTTACCGCAACCTACAGGACCTACGATCAATACCGGATCATGTCTATCAGAATTTATGTAATCGGAGATACTTTTAACACACTCCTCTTGATATGGTCTTAATTTGTAAATCATTTGGATTTGTAGTTATCAAAAACGTCTTTTATGTACTCTAGTCTTATAGGGCATTCCCGACCATCATCCATCTTCACCATCAAAGTCTCTTTGGTCTTGCTTATGGCTATCACCTCTCCTACTCCTATCTGGGTATGGACTATATCGCCTAGCTTTATATTACATTTGATCATGGTCAAGCTTTTTATTAAATTCCTCTATCTTGCTCCTGTCTGTCTCCTTGGTCATCTTAGCCTCTTCCTTAAACATATCATACCCTTCCAGGATATTGTCGCCAACCATATTCTCTATCATCTCCCTTAGCTCATCGCTTCTTACGGCAAAAGATATCTGGAATGATTTACTTGCGCCTTTCATCAGGTAATCAATCTCCTTCTTACATTCTGCCATTAACCGATCCAGATTATCGAACTTAACGAACTTGGAGTTACCATTGGCTTTTCTTACCCCATCCTTGAAATCCTCCAATATCCCGTTAAATACATCCGCCATACACATCATGGAATGTAGCCATACCAGCATATTGAATTTATATTCATTATCAGCATTATTCATCAAGCCTATCAAAGACTCACTTTTTGTCAACATGATTTTAGATTCTCGATCTACGATATCCTTTATCTCTTGCCGGTATCTCATGGCTCCAACGAAATCCATTTTAGAATAACATTCATTTGATTTCTCTACCAATTTCCTGATATCCTTTCTAGACATCAGAAGATCTAATATCTGTTTTTCTTTTTCACTTTTGTACATAATTAGCTCTTTTAGTGATACAAATATAATTAAAGCCTAGATATTTACCTAGGCTTTTTAATAAAGTTAATCTTTTTTATTCTTTCTTTTTGACTCATCCCAATCCGATGAGTACCTGCATGTCCCTTGTTTGTGGATCGAGAAATCGCACCAAAAACACAAGGGCTTGGGGCGGGGTTCAAGGCAGGCCGGCTGGCGTCCCATGAGGTAGCGCTTCTCGTACTTATACCCTTGTTTGGCATCGTCCCAAACGTGAGCTTGATAGCTATCTATTTTATTTGTCTCGAAATCATACATATCAAGGAGAATATCGTTAAGCTCCTTGACCGATCTCTCTACTTTCTCCTTATCTACCTTCACGTTCTGATTGTCCAGCATGCGGGTAAAGAAATAGCTGCACATATCCGGCAATACCTTGTGCTTTCTCAGTATGTAGAAGGCGTATATCGGATGCTGGAGATTGTGAAGCAGCTTATCCTCATCGAATAACTTTCTCCCGGACTTCCAGTCTATCGTATACATAGCTATCCTGTCTTTTGTCTTATACTCCCCACGCCAGTCCACCGATCCTATGATATGTACCTTATCGTACGTCACGCCATCCAAGGTAAGTGGCTTGGGTAGCTTATAGGGCAGGACGAAGTCCTCCTCCACGCCGGCCGGCCTCGACCCCCGGATCACCTTCTCCATTGGCGTAAGATTGGACCATGCCTTCTTATAATTGCCAGCAGCATCCTTCTCAAACAACCCCACAATCCATCTTATTAACCTAGCCGCATGTTGCATAGACTCGATCTGGGATTTTACGCTATCAAAAGGAATCTGTTCTATATCGGCGTAGTAATTGAAAGCCTTACTCATATCCTCATAAGAAGGTCTGCATCCGTTCTTGAAGAAGTACTCCATCGTCTGGTGGATAACCGTACCATATGACGTAGCCTCGTGCTTCTCCGTGGATCTGTGACCCTCCACGTAAGTCTTATACCACTTATACGGACATTGGACAAACGTGTCTATCTGTGAGTAGGATGCGGCAAGCACCTTCTCGCCGCCTATGGTCTTACATAGCAAGTTATTCTCCGGAACAATCATAAAGCCTCTCCGTATTTATGTCACGCTCATATAAATCCATCGAAATATTCTGTAGGTTATGCAAATACCTTATCTGGATAAGCTCGCTCAGGTCATCCTCCATATCCCTAAGTCCGAGATAATACTCGTCGCCAAAAACCTCCATGGTCATCCCGTGTCCACGATATACGTCCCTATTCTTGTCACTCTTAAAACCGATAGCATCAAGAAGGTTATCGTCTATCTCAATAGGCATGACATCATCTTCCCCTGAATACCATTTCATTATCCCATCATCAACCTTACGTTCAAGGATTAATGATCCACTTTCATTACACATACCGGTAACGCACCCTACTCTCCATATATCGCCAGCTTTGTCTTTTACAAGATTGCCCGGCCTTAACTCCTTAACTGAAATCATATTCTTCCTCCTCATGATCGTCATCACAATCATCGACAAGAGGGGTCTCTAGCCCCTCTTCCCAATCATCATATCCGAAATCCATTTATTTGTCTTTTAGATAATCATACAACATACCCATAAGCTCTCCTACCGTCAATTCGTGATAAGGCTTGACGTTAAGTGCCTCATCGGGTATACATTTACCCGTTTTCTTTTCCACTTCCATTATGACTTCTACAAAATCAAGGGAATCCATAGCCATATCCGTATCCAGCTTATCCTCGTTCATTATCTGAGCGGCATGATCAAGACCATTAAATTCACCCATCTTCTCGAATATCGCCTCCTTGACTACTTTTTCAACTTCTTTTCTTTCCATACTAAATCGACATTTTCAATCTTCTACCTAATTCTTTTTTTATATCCGATATCCTTTCGATATCCATCTTAACATCGCCTGTGATAGCGTATTCCTTATCCATTCTCTTTGGGGGATCCGGAAGCCGGCTTATGGCGAACAACCATGCCAGCTCCTTGTTCTTGTTCTCCCTAAGATACAAGTCAGACGTCATGCCATACATTTTTATGATCGTATCGAATAACGTTGATTCCGATAAACTCATATGCACGCTATACACATTTGATGGTTTCCAGATCAAGTTATCCAATCTCATCGTATACTCACGTTTAAGATCTATGTGGGATATTACGGCTCTTACTATAGGTTCTTCCTTGAAGTTGGTATTAGCCACGAACCATACGAGCCTTTTCTCTACCTCCTTAATAGCCCCTGTATCCTTCCCCATATCGTTATATACCCCAACGATACGGTCCCGGATCCCCTCGACCTCCGGTGTCAGACCGGGTGTCTCTATCAGCATCAGCAGCGACCCTCCCCTTGGCGTTATCTTCCACTTCCCATTCTTCTGAAGCTCGATATAACCAGATGCTTTATAACTATCTATTTTCTCCTTTGGAATGACGCTAGCCATCTCCTCTTTCTGCCGGATCATCAAAAGATACCCGACATCAGACATCGTTAATCCTGATGTCATCATCTGTTCAAAATTAATATACATAGGTTATTATATACTACTTTACACCATATATGTTGTAAAACATACACATGTTATTTAATTTCACATTCTTCTTTTCTAATTTTGTCTCACTCAATCGAATCATATAGTCCCTTGTTTCGGACAAGACGGTTGAGCAAAAGAGGTCTTTGATATAAGGTTCTATCTTGAAAAAAAAATCGTAAGATAGGTAAAATCAAAAACGTTTAGTTCAGTAAAAGAATCCGGCGATCTCACTCTTGTGCAACCGGTAGAGGGTATTGGTGATACCCAGTATGATGTTTCGTACAAATGTATATCATTTCTCATCTTTTTTGTGTAAAATGGTATATAATCACCTATACATAAGCTAATGAGTTAAAATATTGACCTTATCTTTCTGGCTACCCTCTCGACTATATCGGGATGATCATTTCCGTTATATATATCTATTAGCGTATCTATTATATGTAACCTTATGTTTTTCTTTGATGAATGAAACCAAAAATCTCCATTTTTTCTGTTTACAGGTTTGAACATCTTCAGTTCTGGTATAAGATAACACGCCACACATGATCTTTCAGCAAGTGATAATTCAACCGCTGCCTTTTCTATTGCTCTGCACATAAATGTATAATTATCATTCTTTATTAGATCGTAAGCTCTTCTCAACACCCTAAGGGCGTCTGCTTTCGATAATCTCTTTCCCTTTTTCATACTGTTTTACCGTATAAGATTCATTAGCCATACCAACTCTACCAACTGATATAGATTGATTTATAGATTGGTTAAGATGCCCTACAACCGACATCTTAGCCCTAACCGTATTAGCGCATCTTAGAAGGATTCGATAATCCTCTAACGCCCTCTCGTATCTTACGTCCACCCTAGCCCTTTTATCAGCATCAGTCATGCTCTTACATGTTCCGTCCTCCCTCAGGCTTATAGCGATCTTGTCCCGTATGATTCTGATATCATCCTCGGCTATCACCAGTTCGGCGTCAAGAACCCCCTTGTATGAGCTAAGAAGATCCTCCACCGCCACAACTTCCCTTTTTAGGTTCTCCAATTCCAATATCATTGAGTTGTCATTTATCCTTTTATACTCCTGTACTTTATTGGATACCTCATCACAGATACTCATGATCTCCTTTTCCCGTTCCCGGTTTATGATATATCTGATGCTGTATTTAGCCATTTCCTTTAACGAGGATATAATTTCCTTTATCCCCATCTTATCCTCAACCGACAATACGGTCTTCAAGAACATTTCCAGCACCTTTATCACTACAAGCAAGTAATTATGTCTCAATCTCATGTCAATAAGGTGTTTCGTCATGTACTATATTGAAATCATCACTAGGCGGTATATATTGTTGCTCCAACGGGATACTGGGAGGCGGGGGCGGGGGCGGCAGCGTCACCACGGTCGTGTCCGGCTTGCCGCTACCCACGGGGGCATCCGAGCCTCCCGGTCTTTCTTGGCGCACCACCCCTCCATCAGGATAATATCGCTCATATCCTTTCATGATATCTACATGTATCGCATCAATCTCCTCTAATGACCGTTGACGGACCTTTACGATATGATGGAATAATAATCCATCCACACGGAAGGATCGTCTTGATTCACTTTTAAAACGTTCCAGATTAGGATACCATCCTTGCGGAAATTGCATGTATGAGGAGTACCCGTATCTCTTCGGGATATTTAACGCTACCATAGCCGTACATAACTGTCCCAATGTATCTGATTGATAAAAATCAGATTGCTTTGGCATATGATCTTTTGGATCCCGTCGTCCTTCGATATCACGATTGAGTTGGGATATTATAAGAAAGAAAATATTAGGAAAAGTCCTTTTAGCTATATTGCACATGGTTATCAACGAGTCGATATTCCTTTTGGCATCTCCTGAACCTTGTATCAGGGCCGTATGATCTATAGACACGAATACCATTTTTTTATCTTTGTTTATTGGCATATACTCATTCCACAGAAAGTTTTGAAGCTCATCTACGGTTGATGGTTTAGGGATGTATGTTATTCTGCTGGAGTTTTCCTCCTTAAGACATTTCTGCATTTCCTTTATCTCTTCATCAGACATCTCGTTAAGGAGAATATCTTGTATATCCTTTCCCATTTTTTTTGATAGTGAACGCAACATCAAATCTTCTGGGTTCATCTCAAACTCACATCTTAACCATACATAATCATCTGCCTGTGGATTGATATTGACATTCATCACATTGCTCATGATCTTCTGCGCCAAATAAGACTTGCCGACTCCGGGCCTGGCGCCGATAGCCACCGCATGTTGTGGGTAGAACCCTCCCAGCAACGCCTTGTCAAGATAAGCGTATCCAGTACGAGCCGGGAGAAGCTCTCCCAACTGATACTTTCTTATTCTCTCATAGGCATCCATGATAATCTCCTTGGATGACCTCCATATCCTATCCTCACTCATCCTCTTGCGTTTCTATCGCCAGCCGTATCGGATTTAGATCCTCTGTTAGCTGATCTTGATTTATATCTTAACCCCTTAGCTGTATGGCATAGGTCCTTCCCCTTCCGATAAGCCTTTCCCTTCAACTTATCGGTCTTGTAGTTCTTACGACCCAACTCCCGTCTCTTGGCTTTCTGCTCAGGTCTGGCGTTGATCTTCTTATCCGTCTCAGCCTTCTTCTTTCTGGCTTCCGGATGTGTTCTGTAATATTCAGTCGATCTCCCCATCCTCTTCGTCCTCCTCATCATCATAATTCTCCATGATAAGATCCTCTCCATCCAGATATGAAGCTTTATCCTTTAGCCTAGATCTCATACTCTCATAAGGGTCATCTCCGTTCTCCACCTCCCATATGCATGCGTATGGGCCTATTATATCACTTAACTTCTCGGCTCGATCCTTACTTATTCCTTTCTCTATCATCTTATCCTTGCAATAAGACTTGTCGAACATCGACCCTCCTACATAATATCCAGTAGGCTTATGAATAAAAATTACCTTCATCTTTTATATAATTAATATTATCTACCAAATTTATTATTTCTCTTCTTTATACAGTCGCCATAGCTCATATCCATATCACACACCACCGTATCGGTCGTGTTGTTTACCACATGGAACAGGAACTCCGGGCACCCGTGGCAGGCGTTGCTCCCGATCGCCACCGCTCCGTGCCTAGGGCAAGCCTTCTTTACCATGGTTCTATCATATATCCGTATATGATTATCGCCATACTTTTCAATATATCTCATGGTATTAAGTAGTGATGGCAAAGACATCTTATATGGGGATACATGTTCTATTGGTATATCCAATTCACCAGATAGGCTTTTGTAAATATCCTGTACATCCCGTTTTGTCCTATACGCAAATATATTAATCTCAGTCATTACCATATCCATACTCCTAAGAAGATCCGGCTTAGCCAGCCTCCCCATCGGTTTCCCAAAAGGATCGGATCTCATCCAAGCCCTACACTTCTCGCACCCAACTTGCTTCCCCTCCACCGTATTTATCATAGTGGATGGGATCTTGCAATATGGACATACGGATCCGTTTAACATAGCTTTCTGGGCTAAAGACAGTTCTTTCATACCTTTTCTTCTATCTCAACATTAAATAGATTGCAGAATCTATCAAAATTTCTGTTCTCTATTCTCATATCCTCCTCATACCTGTCAACCGATTTGATGAAATCATTATAACAGTCCTCGCACATCCATTGATTGATTACTGCTACATAATAGCCCACGGATGTAGGTCTGTTACACATATCGCAAATACCTAAGCACCCATATCTGGTGAGCTTATCCATCATCTCCTGTCTTGTTATTTCAAGCACCTTGAATTTCTTGTAATTGTTAACTACCTTTGCCATTATTGTAAATTTGTTTAATTATAAAATAATCCGCTATATCCATCCCCTCATCTATATTGGGTTTTGATTCTAGAAAATCACTTATCTCTATATTCATCCCCCTCATATCCTTGTCTACCTTCTTTCTCCATTCGTTGAAAGCGTCGCCCTTATCCGGGTACAGGACTATCCGCCTCCTACCCAATGTCTCTATCATCTCCCTTTTCAGCATATGGATACCGCCACAGGCCATAAACAACCTACTAGGGTACAAGATGTTGCAGATAACAGCCGTCTTCTCTGACTCTACTATATACACCGGAGCGTCATTGGGATAGAAGTTGATAAGGAACTCCCCGAACAGGCATTGCCTAAGCAGGTAATCCTGACCGTCCAGTATATGCACCCAACATACGTGATCCATGGGAACCTTTACCCTCTTCCCGTCAGGCCCGTAGTCCATTATCTTCCCGGTCCGCACTACCCAATTCTTATCCAGTTGCCAGAACACACAGCACTTACCCCAGTCCCCGAATCTCATCATCCCCACCTTATACAAGCTAAAAGCCCTATTGGTATGATACGATCCGAAGATATTGGATAGATAATCCTGAAGATCGGATGTCTCGAAAGGATTAAGCGTCTCAAACATCTTGCTTACCGGAATGCAGTTGGCTATATCCGGATCCATAGGAGGTCTGTACCTCCTTAATACTTTGTTTGAATCGGTAAAAAGATCATTGTTCCCAAGTTCGCTCCCTGTTGGATATTTAAAGTAACCACATTTATTTTTATGATCACACACCCCAAACTGCTCTCCAACGATCTGACCGGTGGTTACGTCCACGTACGGCGTAAAACACTTATCCTTGCCGCATTGCGGGCACGTCAGCTTCCTCCTTGGTTTGCTATGATCCAGCTCATACCGATGAACGCTCTTATTGAACTCCCTAAATTCCATCATCCTCTCCTCTCACTCATCACTCTATATATATAATCTCTCAGCGACTCTTTTCTTATCAAACCATTCAACTCAAAATCACCCTCTATATCTAAAGACCCGATCCTTGACGTAACCGTATAATTGGTTTTCTCAAACTTATACTTACCTTGAAGATATACTACGGTAGCCATATTCAATATAGGGTTGTCAGTCTGTCTCTTCAACTTATATTGACTTGTCTTAGCGGTAGGATCACCCGGAGCGAAGTTATATATCTCCTCTATCTCCAATATCTTTCCGTAATTCTCCAGTATCATTCTTCTATATAGCTCAAGCTGGAAAGCGTACTCGTCATAGAAATTGCCTTTCCTGTTTGATTTGAAGTCCAATATAGCGAATATCCTCCTGCATCTCTTTATCTTCTTTTTCTCCGTCTTAGGCTGACCTTTCTTGGCTCCCGTCTTATAGAACTCTCCTGTCTCGACCTCTATCTCCACCATCTCCGGCTCGCTATCCATCTCCACCACTGCGTCCACCGAAGAAGCTACCTTTAACCTGCTTGACCTCAACATCTTCTCGATCAATACAGGTTTTACATGTCTTTCCTTGCAGAATATGGCAAATGATATTAGATCCTCTATCAGCTCATCAATGTTATCCACTAATATCCGCTCCATCCTATACTTGTCTATTCTTAGCTTGGCTTCCTTGACCACCTTCCTGATCCATGTCGGGATCAGCTTTATCTTAACCCCGGTCAGATACAACCCAAATAGATAATGCATGATAGTACCTAAGTCAGCCCTGTAGTTAGCGTACTCATCAGGATCCTTCCCTTTGAGTCTCATCTCATTCTTCCACTTCTCCAAGGCGCCAGACGTATCACAATACCCATTGGCGATATTGTTAGTGGCTCCATCGTATATGATAGGATACCCATCAACATCCATCTCATAATACACACGTTTGCCGGCGACAGTCATTCTATATAACACCGGTGTCGGGATATCCTTTATCCATTCAGCGGCATAATACTGTTGCTCTGTCTCCAGATCATACTCAACTTCCATCTCCTCCTTAGGCTCTTTCTTAGGCTCGTCAATAGGCTTTTCTTCCTCATAGATATCTTCCTTCGGAACCGTTGATAAAACGTCTAATATGCCAAAGAATGCGGTAAATTTAGGATATGTATGATATGCCCTTAATATTGGAAGTGATGATCGCCAGTAATATAATGGCGCATGCTCATTCATTTCTTTATCAAAACTCGCCTTTATTACCACTCCATCATCCGTGATGACCATATGATGCCTTTTAGATAAACGGATTCTCATGTCATCAAACGATTCCTGATCGCTTATGACTTCCATAATCGTTCCGTTATTATATATCGTGTCACTTATAGCCTCGTATCCGAGAGCTAGAAGTAATCTTTGTTTTCTTCTATCCATAATAATAATCTGGTTTTTAATTTACCATCCTCCTCGACTTTAGGTACGAGATCCCTCATCTTTTTGGCCACTAAAAGCCATGTGTCACCGAACTCCTCTAAAAGCCGGTCAAAATCCATCGTGTCTAGTAGATAGTCAAACCTCGTGTGTTCGTCTATCGTCAAATAAATAACATTATCATTATCCTCAGCGACAGACTTATATCTTCGTTTAGGATATAAGTGGCATATATTGCCTACTCCGGGGCATGGTATATACATCCCCGTAAGGGATCTTCTTACCATACTTAATCTTGCCACATGAGCGCCAAAAAAGATGCTGAGGCTTCGTCCCTTCGGCTTGGCCTTCACCCGTATCGCCGTCCTTTCCTTTGGCGGTAGTTCCCTAGCCCGGCACGCAGGGCACAACCCCTTGCTCCTTATGGCTACCATCCTGCCGCATCTCTCACATGGTAACATCCTACCCTTCATGCTTTTTTCTTTTTATAACTTTTATTGAACTCCATAAGGCTCATAGCCCTATACCTCTTAAGCCTATCTATTTTGCCCTTCGTCCAATCCTGATCCTTGAAATTGATGATCGTGTCGAATATCTGAGCTAGTTCCCGGATATTAAAACTCCTGTTTTGTATCTTCTTATAGAACCCCGATCTGCTATATCCTAATTTAGAAGCTAGATAAGTTTTGTTAGACAATGTGAGGATACGATAAATCGTACCCTCCATCTTGCTTATCTCCATCAACTTCTCGGCGACGGATGATGTGGTCTCATAGCTAGTTTTATTGCTTACTATTCTCATGTTTCTCCGGATTCCTGATCTTACCATCAAACTCGTAGAAGTCCATCAGTTTCTTCTCTTCCTTGATACAAGTGACAACGAAATCTGATATGGTTCCTTTCATGCCTTCCTCGAAATTCTTTTTGGCATGATCAAGGTCATTGGCCCGAACGATGTAGTTAAACGCCTTGCGTTTCTCATTGCCCGATTTCTCGTCTATCGTAATATAATCAGCCGTGACCTTATAGAACCGGTCTCCATCCATGGCAAATAATTCCGCTATCCGGAATCGTTTGATATCAACGCCAAACTCACCGGAGATAAACGGTCTCATCTCCTCTATAATTCTAGCCTCACATTCGGTATAAGAAAAGGCATCTACTAAATACTCTTCCTTTACCTTCTTCTTCATGCCGTTCTCGGCATCGGTCTCATAAGAAACCGTACATTTAAACCAATTGTGCATCTTATTAATCTATGTTGTTGTTAAACAATGGGTAATCCTTTATCCCTTCACGAATATATCTTTCCGTATCATCATCCACGTCATAAGCCTTCTTGAAAAATATCATAGCCTTGTCCGTGTCGTGATCCACCAACGGAAGATATTCCTTTACAAAAAGGAATCTAAGATGATTCATATGATCAATCTTATTTCTTACATCGATTACCTTCGACCAGATCTCGGCATGGATTTCACTCATTCTTTTTATATCCTTCTTGTATTTATCTACCTGATCTTTATACTCCTCCTCAATCTTATTATTCTTGTCCTTTATAGATTTGTAGGATTCCTCATCTTTCGTATCAAACATTGGAATATGTTTGATATTGATTATATCCAACTTATTATATATCTTATCATTGGATATAGTGAAATCGTATGTAGTCTTGTATAAATCAAACTTACTTAAGAACTTAGCTATTTTAATAGCATCATCCTGATTAAAAACAGCTATGCTCAATCCTTCTAAAAGGTAGAAGAAATTAGATGGAGAAATAGGTTTATAGTCGTATGTCTTCATAACTGGAGGTTCGTCCACAAACCTAACACCCTCCTTAGCGCATCTTGTTATGATCAATCTATCTATCTGCTCGTCAGTAAGATCATATATCTCCTGATCGGTCATCTCATTAATTGTCTTCATCGTCATCCTTCTCCATCATTATAGCCTTTACCGCCTTTTGTTTATAAACCTCACTCATAAGGCAGGTAAAATCCATATCATCCATACCAGCCATAACATTGGCTTCTACTTCCAAATTCATCTCAATGTTCATTACCGAGACTTCATAGTTACTATCATCTTCTTTATAGAAAATGACTTTGCCACCATACTCGAAACCATCATCTTCGGTCTTAACCATATCGATGATCTTCTCCAATTCCTTTACAAACTCACTCTTTTCCATATATATAATTTTTATATGTCTACAAAAGTAGACATTTTGTTTTTGAATTAAATTAAATAAACATTATTAATAGTTAATACTATCCTTTCTCCTATCATTCATATTTATTCTTTGGTAATTATACCCTAACATCTGCTCCATCTTCTTTAACCCAATTAACCGTATCGCAATGCCAGCAATACCCTGTCTCAGAATCCTTTTTATGAGAATGGGAACCACATGTAGCGCACCAATAATTATCATCTATATTGTATGTGTAACTTTTATCCTCATGCATCTTATCTATTCTAGCTACCCTATCTTCCAATAGATCCTTTAGATAATGGCATTCATAAGGCCTATCTTCTTCCCTTAATATATAAACATCTATGTCCATCATATTCCCCATCCTGTCCGTGCACATCAGCTCGGCGGCATGACGTACATTCCCTTCCGGCATCCCCGGGACTATCTCCCGGATCACCGCCTCCATCTTCTCTTGGTATTCGGTGTCTACCTTAGCCACCAAGTCTTCTAGTTTATCTATTAAGCTCATAATTTTTAGGTAATTATATACTACTTTACACTATCACTAAAATAATAAAAGGACACATAACCATGTATCCTTTTATTATTCAATCGTTTTTCTCATTTTTCTTTCCCTTTCCTTCTTTTTTTAACGCTCCAAGAAAGAGTTTTCCGAAAAAGAGGATCACGGGGATCTATTTTTGGATTATAGCCGAATATGTTATCGGCTATTCTCTTCATCTCCTTCTCAATATCTTTATGTATTACTACTTCTATGTCTTTCTTTTTTCTCATGCTGCCATATTCTTTAACTGTGAATACCTTAATCGGTGTCCGATATTCTGCAAAAGTACATCGAATCTTTCACATTCGGAAAGATGTTTGGTATTATACCTAAAAGCTGATGAGTCCACGTATCTTTGCAGATGTTTCCTAGACACCCAATGATGGACACCCTTCAACGTTCTCTTTAAGTGTCCCCAGAATCCTTCGATCGTATTAGTATGTCTATTCCCAATGACGTAAGCGCCTTTCTTATGATAGACAACACCGTGATCGTATAGGTTAGGATCTAAGTTTCTATAAGCTTGCCATTCATCCGAGAAGATTGTAGATCCCGGACATACAACATCATTGATGATCGGGATCAAGGTTCCGGCTTTCGTATCGTTAACAACCTTAGCTATAACAAAGCCTTCTCGTTGCAGCATACCAAATACCGGAACCTTGTCCTTACAACTCCTGCCTCTTGCGTTTCTTACCTTCTTACTACTATGCCTATTCTTATTCAATCCCCCTATATAAGTCTCATCTACCTCAACCTCTCCGATTAGACATTGACTGGCATCTATATTGAAACAATTTTGGATACGTTGCAACATAAACCAAGCCGTCTTTTGTGTTACGTTAATGAACTTAGCCAACTGAACGGAAGAGACACCCTTCTTAGCGTTTATGACGATATAGCAAGCCAACATCCATTTCCTCAACGACACTTTCGTGTTCTCGAAGATCGTGTTTGTCCGGACGTTGAAATACTTCCCCGTATTCTTGCACTTGTATCGGTTTCCTTTGCATTTATAAACCTTTGAGTCTGGATCGTACGGAGACACGACATGATCGCCCCATCTCTGCCTCTCCAAAAAATCAATACATGATTGCTCGGTAGGGAAGAACTTCACTAACTCATCGATAGATTTAAAACGATTCATCTCAAACATAACACTCTGATTTTTACCCTATAAAGATAATAAATTCGTTCCAAACCAGCAATCAAACCATACTTCAATACAATCTTATTAAAATTATTTTAGCTTTAATTAGGATTGTTTAGAAATAAGATCGCTATATTTGAAAACAAACTTTAAAATCTAATGACATGTATGAGAATTTATATGAAGTAGAAAAATCTATCGATGAACCCAGATTTGATGCATACATCACTAATGGCCTTGATATTCATTCTATTATACCATTAAGTAATGGTAAAGAATCGCATTACATTATTGTTGATTCATCTATAAATACAGATTTTATATATCATATAGATTATTATTTAAGAAAACATTTTAATTCTGTTGGTATTGAATATAAATATTCAGAAGAATTTATTAAACAATCTCTATTAAAAGACGACCCTTCCCATTACACCGGATAGTTCTCCATCATCTTGTTCTATGACTTCAACATAATAATACCCTTTAAAACAAAATTTCTTCTGATTAGGGTTAGAGAGGAATTTCTTGTATTCTTCAAAACCCTCATCAGTAAGTTGATAAGTTCTTTTCTTTTTTTGTAATTCTTTCTCAGAACTGAGAATTTCTTTTTTTGTAGCCATAATTGTAATTTTTAAAAGTTAATAAATATGATAAAACAAAAGCGGGACTAGTCTAAATCTAATCCCGCTTAAATATTTTCTGTGTTATATGATCTTAGTCTCTAATGAACTCAATTTTCATGGTTCCCACACCGGAGGCATTGATCGTATTGGCCTGTTCCCTTAGATTATTCTCCCATGTATCGACCTGTGATTTTGTCCCGCAAAAGTGGCTAGACGTGGTTGATGACGCCCCATCAACGTTATATGTAATGACACAAGTCGAGCATATTTCACCTAAGACACTATCTACGCTAAAACGATCGTCATCGTGGCAAGAAATAAGCAGGAAACATGATACCGCTAATAAGTATATGATACGTTTCATGTTAATCCCCATAAACCGTTATCGTATACTTGGCGAACAGCCCTAAGACGCTTGTTGACTTCTGATCAATATGACTAATCTTTGTGATACCGCCGTCTTTAGCCGCTTTTTGTACGCTTGCGTCCCCGAATGCGAACCAGCCCAATACGCTTGTTGCCGTAGCCTCTCCTTTCTTAGATCCTAAAGGATTTGAGGTTACTGAGACTGGTGATTGAGTCTCTTGATAGACATAACCTGTTACCGGAGACTTTACCGCTGCGCAACTTGATAACAAGAATGCTGTACTGATAAATAAGAATGCTTTTTTCATTGTGTGTTTGTTTTTGCCCTCCCTGTCCCCTTCGTTCGGTGGTTTCTAAATAAAAGAAGCGTGGGGACTATTGGATGTTACCGTATTTGAGGCTCTGGACTGCCCACCACTCGATAACAAACAACAGCCCCACGCCTTATGATTGTATATAGTTTGCCCCTAGAGGTATAAATATAACAACATAGGCGTAGGAGGCATCTTTGTCTATTATCCCGAGTGGTTGAAATTGTCCAGATTTCAAATACGAGATAATATCTTAACGCTTCTACGTCTTTATTCTAATACGTGGGGCAAAGATAGAAATATGAAAAAATAAAAACAATTTAATTTGTATTAATTTCTCTCAAAACTCTAATTATCGGTTTGATTATTGTGTAGTTATTTGAAGTTTGTCGTAGAGATGACAATAGTAATGTAACTTGCAATAGTTACAAAAAAAGAGGAGGCTTTATTATGAGCAATTACTCAGAAAAGCTTCTGGATCTTATTTTTAGCAAAGGTTCTGTAGTTAGAGGCATGAACCCTAAGTTGTATCGAAAAGATTGTTATGGCAATCTTATGTATCGATATTCTTACGGGAAATACTCTCTTATGGGATGGAATGTAGATCATTCTAAACCTGTTGCTAAAGGAGGGACAAATAGCATTCGCAATTTACAACCTATGAATTGCTTTGCTAATTGTTCCAAAGGATCCAGGCATTAAGCTTTAGACAGTATGTCTATTTTGACATACTGTCACCTCCTCTCTTTAATTTCTAACAAACTCAATACCTATTAGTTTATGACTGTTGGTGATAGTTATTGATAGGGAGGTGTAAACTGGTATATAATTACCTAATCAATTATAGGTTTCAGGAGATATAAATCATAACACATCCCTGTCAATGGGAAATTATCTCCATAGTCAAACATCACCCTACTATATTTGTGCTTATACTCGTATTTCCCATCAACATATTTACATGGCGTGGAGAAACACCTGCCCTTGATAATACGTGGCATAATGTTGTTGTTGATATACCTGAACAGTAATTTGCCACATAAGTTATTAGGATATATATCCTTATCATAATCAGTTGGATGACAGTATATAGGATCATTGTACTTGAATTTGAATCTAAAATCATACCTCGTATATCCAACTTCCCAGCCATAAGCCTCAGTATTTGTCAGATCCCCAAAAGACTTCATGGTGCTTATATAATCAGCACCATAAGCTTCCATGCAACAATCCATTATATTCCAGCGCTCACGCTCTATGATCCTTTCTTGTGAATCTTTTGACAGCTCATCAAACTCATACAGTTTTAATACAATCTCTTTCATAATCCCTCCTCTTTTAATATAACTAGATCCCTAACGTCAATCGAATGACATACGTACCTCCTTATGTTCACGTTTAGAGATATGATTGTGGCTATTCTCACGAACCACCACAATCCAGATTCAGATATCATTCATCCTTTATCTTTACGAATGGGTTTTCTACATAAAACTCCACTACATTCTTAGATTTTATAGATGTCACTATACCGGTGGTATCCACAAATCCATCTGTCTCATCCATTGTCAAATCTTCTATTTTATCTCCCGGCAGAAAACAAAGATTATAGTCTTGATCAATATACATAATCATCTTTAACCTAACCATGTCATCAATGATGCCTTTCATTCTCTCCACGACATCCAATTGATCATCACTAAGCATTAATCTACTTTTTGATGATTCCACTAACCTTATGTCTCCATTCCTGTCAACTACAGTTAAGTCATTGAATTTATACACATCTTCACGTGTTCTGTAATATGTTTCCTTACAATAAATTTTTCCTTTATCATCTATTTCAACATCAAAACATTCCAACTCACACTTGACAGCTCTTCCGTTTTTGTATTTCCACACATCACCTATTAGAACGAACCCATATAATGACTTAAAAACATCATATATTGATAGTTTTGTCTTAGGGATGCTCTTATCCTTTTTAAAACATTCTTCGGACGAATAAAATAATTTCCCATCTAATGTCTTCTCAGCCCTACATCCTCCCCATGTTCCTACATATCTAACTACTCCATATGTAAAACTGATCAAGATCTTATCAATCTCAAACCACTTTAATTTTCCTGACATATCGTCAAAAAGATATCCACTCTCTAGATAAACTGATAAATGCTCTTTTATTTTCATAACAATTTATTTTTTTTTAAATTAAACAACATCATTTGCCTTGATCACTATCAATCTCAATACTCCTCTAAGTATCATGGTTTTCATGATACAACTCATAATATTACATTGAACTTCTCATTTAAACAATCTAAAGCTCTTTGATACTCCTCTTCCTTGTCGAACTTAATTTGAGTACTGTTCTCCAAGCCAAAAAACAGGTAAAAGGATATGACCCAGCCCGACCCGTCCACGGCCTGCCCCTTGGGTGCCCACGACATCACCTGCTTCTTGGATATATACCAATTCCCTATCTGCACGAAGTCAGGATAGTTGTTAATCAAATACCTTATCTGAATATTCAGATAATCCATATTATCAAAATAAATTATGTGATATTTGTTTCTTATCCTTATCTTCAAAAAGGGATTATCCCCGTAATACGCAGCGAAGGCTGACACCACGGAGATAGGGTATCTAACGCCTTTTATTATCACCCATTTCATATACAATACCTCCTTATATTAAACTATTTAATATAAATTCATCTTCCTCCGTTCTCTCATTCATAGGCTTATTTTGTACCGTTTTGACAAGATCAAGCACTTCATCCCAAGTCCTTTCTGATAGCGTCCCATTATTTATGCCACAACATCTACATCCACTAGAAAATACCGGTATCATACTTCCATCACACATCCTAACGAATTTATATCCTACATATTCATTGCATAAGAAACATCTTCTTACTGGGATAAACCTTATTCCACCTCCATTAATGATATTTATTAATACCTCACGATTCATATTATTCCCTTAATTTACATTTAACCTCATTAACATACATAGGAGAATGCAATCCTCTATGCAACTTTATAGCCCGATCTATATCCTTTTTAGGATTGTGGTGAGATTGATATATCTCGAACATTTCCCTAGCCTTGACAGGGTTCGTTCGATCTTTGTATCTATATCTCCTTTTCTCCCGTTTAAGGCGTAATATCCTATTAACCTCATCAACGTATATCCTTTTCATCTGCCACCTCCCTAAAGCCCCGGAAGTGGCGTTATACGCTCGATCGTCATTCCTTGACTCCACGAAAGACAGGGCGGCCGCCAGCTTATCCCATACCCGTGCCTCTACCACGGCAGACCTTGGGGCGTGGGGCAAGCCACCGCTCCCTTTTGGCGGTGTCAACATTATCATCATCGTTACGAGTAAGTATCTTATCATACTTCCTTGTTTTTATAAAATTCCTCTCCAAATCTCACATTATCCACATAATCTTCCATACACTCATGAACAATTATATGAATATCCCCCTCCGTGTATGTTACCTCGGACATTAACCTCTCATTGGTCATCCACCAAGAATAACTATCAATATGCCGTATCTCAAATCCATGATCATGCAACGCATACATAACATTATATCTTAAATCCCTGTCCATCATCATACACTCGTACACGATATAGCCATTGATACTTTCATAAGACCTACCGAACGTATAAACGTACCTACCCATCAACTTATACAACTCCCTTGCCATAGGATTCGGGATCGCCTCATCCATATCAAAATCCCCATCTGGATCAATAACCCACTCTACATCCCGCTCATCAATACAAGCCCTAGGCATTCCTATTGTCCGTACATAAAGACGTGATCGGTGATCCTTGCTTAACACCGTCCCGATATACTTTTCCCCTTTGGCATATCCTATATTATGGTTGCCGGTTATATTAAATACAATTTCAGCTCCTATCTTAATTTCATCCATATTCAAGATGTTTGTATCATTTGTTATCTTTTTTATACAAAAAGAGGATATAATGGCATAATATTATGATATCAAGACACGAATGCGTTATCTATCATATTATCATACATATCCTCTATACAACGTCATTTATGGCATTATATCGTATATGATGTCGCAGGTCATAAATACATCTAATTAACCCTTTTTAAAGGGCTTATTGCCATTTAGGTAACTAGCTATGCCTAATATTTTCGAAATAAGGGCTTTTTTAGCCTTATACTCATCGTTTATCCCTATTATCGCATATCTGTATACCATCCCATTCTTCGACACCTCCACGCCCACGTATTTAGGCGCAACGGCATCCCTATGTAATACGATAAACGGGCTTTTGCCGTCTAGCTCATTTATCAACTGATTAAACTGTCGCCTTGTCATCTGATAGTGATATTATTTCCATGTTATAAATACGATCTCTTTTTACCCTTATCTTCTCGCACAGCTCATCGAAGCACCCATCTTCTTCTAACCTACCAACATAATATGATACATTCGATTTAGAGCTTCCTTGAAGATATATATTTCCTCCTATATTCCTTGAGAAAAAATTAGGTAAGACCATCTTTTGTCTCTTATCCTTATTATCCATATAAGATATGACAACAACCCATAATTCTGGTTCCCGTTCTTTTACCGATAACATAAGATCGAGACCCGATTGACCATTGATATTCCTCCTGCCAGTTTCGTTATAACGAAGAATAATATAATCATCCGCTTTATCATCCTCAATCATCACGACCATAGGACTATTACCCTTCCCATTATCACATAATACTCTTGGCTCTTTCCCGTTGCGGAGATATACCTTATCGCAATCTCCGTTTTTGTATATCTCAAAATCAAACTCTATCACCATATCATTTCCTCCTATTGATATATTGTTGTGTACGACCTTCTTTTATTTTTTCGAAATAAAACTTATTTCCATATAACCGGGTGAAGCAGATGTTATATCCGAAATGCTCCGCACGTCTGATTTGCGCATAACCTCTACTGATGTCCTTATCATCAATCAGCGTAACAAAACAATGTGATCCTACTTCTGTATTCAAAACCAGATTTTCCCAATCTTTTACCTCCATATCAAATCTCCTTAAATAATTTTTTGTTATGATTATCGCTATTATACCATTTATCAATATTATCGTACTGCTTTGGATAAACCCCATAAGACCTACACCACCTAGGTAACGGCCCGTTCAGCACGTCTAACGCCGTCTCAAGGTCAAACGTAGCTTCCTCCTTGATACAACACCCCGATCCACTTCCACAGCTCGGTATATAAGCTCTACTATACGCTACGCTCATCCCATATTCCCCATGACTCAGATACCCGATGTTGGGTGAATCAGGGAAGGCGTAATACAACATCGTATAATCACCCTTGTTCCAACTCCTGTTATAAAAATCATCCTGCCATGCGAAAACCCTGCAACCAGCTTCTTTTAATTCCGCTGCCGCTCTTTTTAAAATATTATCTTCCATACTACTTATATTTAAATTACGCCAAGGTGCCGGGAACCGGCCCCGGATCATATCCGCACACGTACGATTATGATATATCCTTCCACCCCGCCAAGGTCATGGTCACAATATTAACAAACTAAAATCTAATGTTCATATCATTACACATCTTGAAGAAAACCTCCCTTATGATCTTTTTGTACAAGATGTATATCTCATCATCATCATCATCGAACTCCACTTCCCATGAACGTAACAAGTCTTTGATCTTATAATTTGCTACATCTACACTAAATATAGATGGCAGAGTCATTATATAATCCTCGAAAGCTTTCTCAATCCCATCCCTTTTGATATGCTCTTTATACTCATCCTTAAATACGTTAAGCATAAAAACCAGATACTCCCTATCATATCTAAACTGCTTTTTGTAATTATCAGTATCTATATGATCTAGTATATATATTTCTATAGCGTCCCTGTCGTATTTTGACATACCTCTTCCTCCTGTTTTTGATATTTAATGACCCTTTTCTCCCCATACGCCTTCGCTAACTGAATAAGCTGGCCGGTAAACACCTTGGTACGGTGTCTTACAATCTTATCCACCAACTCCGGGCATCTGGTTCTCCATCTATAATTAACCTCGCCCTTAGCTTTCTTCTTGTAATATCTGTAAAATGTTACGGCCACTACCACTTCTCCATCTTGTTCAAAAGCCACTAAATCGTAATTGTTGTAAACTATTTCGTTCATATCGTTACTATTTTTATGTACTTAATCACCTCTTCTGGTAAGGATGCTAGATCCTTAACTCTTTTACCGAAATCGTATGAATGTCTCCTATATGGATAATAATCACCAACATATATTCCTATTCCTTGTGGATGAAATGGATTTTCGCTGCATGCAAACACAGGATAATATACCAACCCACTACTATCTTTACCCTTATCACTTACACATATTATCGTGTATCTATCTACCTCCCCATCACCAATATCATACACCCTTACTTTTACCTTCACGCCATTGACGTTTGTTATAACATTATTCATACACACCTCCTTTGTTGTTCACTATCAAACTAATCTATCTCCCTACCATATATAGTATACGATCCACACCAGCCACGATTCTCATTCGAGACCCTAATATGATCTACAGGTTTATCTCCTGCCATACAATTAGCGTAAGATAATACCTCCGACATGTTTCTGAACCCGGAATCCGCCGCCGATTTTATAAGCTTTCGATCGTACCCGAATACCCATACCTTTACAATATCCCTTTCCTTTACAGTTCTTCTTATACGCATAATCTTGCCATAAAATAAACAAACATAAAATCTATTCTCTCTTTGTTATCATCCATCCTATGTCCGGTTATATCGAAAATAACCCTACGCTTTTCTATAGTTTGTATATTATCTAACTGAATAGCTATGTAAGGATATCCCATAACTTTCTCTCTATTGATGTTATTCAAAATAGCGTTGACATCTTGCCTGCGAAAATACATATTTACCCCTATGCAGCTGGCAACCAAAAGACATTCGTCTATTATCCCATCTGTATCGAACAACAATAACATATCATCCTTCTCGATAGTATATTCCATATCAAGAATCTTGATACGTTTGCTTCCGTCCTTCTTATCTGATATAAGAATCTCTATCATTTCCTTATCAGTCGTAAGGATATAATACGCCTCATCCTTTGTAATATTATCACGCAGATAAAGCAGCGCTTCATCTTGTAATTTCATAATTTCGTCCATACTATTAGTATTTTATATTACCACTCCAAAAAGAACGGCGGTAGACACCCGTGGCCTACCACGCCGTGACACCGCCGCCCGTTCCCATTGGTATTATTCTACCACCTCTAATTTCCCGTAATAAGGATAAAAACAACCGTCTCGATAAACCGAATATCTGAGCGTTTTATCCTTTGCTTCATAGATGGAAACACAACCGCTGTTATAAGCGTTGGATAGTTCTTTTGCTACAAATCCGCCTATTTGTTTATAGGTTTTAGGCGTATCCCTCAACGGTCTGCCTACATATATTTTTACTCTTTTGCACTTCTTGTCGCCTACGTATATATCCTTTTCTCTAAGCTCCGTTAAATACATGAATCTCATATCAACCGGTTTTAAATCCAACATTCCTCTATCTCTATCTCCATATGATCCGCCCAATCACATCTATCAACGTCCTCACCATTCTCAAAGTAATAGTAGGCCCATACCTGTACGCCTCCTACCTCTATATATCCATCACTTTTCCATTCTATCAACCCGTCTTGCCTTACCACGTTGGTAGGCTCAGCCCCCAGCGACAGCAGATTATTTACTATACTACCGCCAAATACGTTTCTCGCTTCTTCTCTTGTCATATCAATATCAAATTTTAATATTATACTACCGCCAAATGGAAACAGAGACGGACGACCAGCGGGGCCAACCCCACGCCATTGCCGCCCCCGTTTTCCCTTGGTTTCCTCCGCATCATCCCCCACACTAATAAACAATATCTACCACCAATAACACCATACCCACCATCACTCACAACCGCCTTGCCTTGACGGAAAACTCCTACCACTTGTAAACTACATTTGATTGGAAGATACCCCTTGCTTGAAAGGCGTTTTCCTTGCTCGAAAGGTGTCTCCCTTGTTTTGGAAGGTATTTTTCTTGCTTGAAAGGCGGTCTTCTTGTTTGGTGGTGTTTTTCCTTGTTTGGAAAGGTTTTTCCTTGTTTGGAAAGGTTTTTCCTTGTTTGGAGGTGTTTTTTCTTGTTTGGAGGTGTTTTCTTGTTTGGAAAGGTTTTTCCTTGTTTGGAAAGGTTTTTCCTTGTTTGGA